GAACACCGGGAACAGGAACACCGGGGACAGGAACACCGGGGACTGGAACACCGGGAACAGGAACACCGGGGACTTGAACACCGGGAACTGGAACACCGGGGACTGGAACACCGGGAACAGGAACACCGGGGACTGGAACAAGTCATCTTTCAATACTGGTTGTTTCAATACTGTTGAACAGAAGATCATGCTGTTCAATAAACCGTCAGATATGACCTATCGTGAATGGATAGATTCAGATGCAAGATACCTGTTGAACAGAATACCAAAGAATGTTGTTGAATGGATTTATTCAGAAGATATGACGGATGAAGAAAAAGCAGAGCATCCGACACACGAAACAACAGGCGGTTATCTCAAAGTGCTTGATGAATCTGAATGTGGTCAGTTGTGGTGGGGCAGCCTGTCAGACCGCAGAAAGGAAATCATCAAGGCAATACCAAACTTTGATGCTGAAATATTCTTCCAGTGTACGGGTGTCAGGGTAGATGAATGATCTGCACCTTATGCCCTATCAGGAAGATGCACTGAACAGAACTGAACAGTTCAACCGTTGTGCTTATTATCTTGATATGGGACTGGGTAAGACCTTTGTGGGTGCTGAAAAAATGTATCTGCTGAACAATGTGGTGAACTTAGTCATCTGTCAGAAATCCAAGATAGATGACTGGGTGCAGCATTTCAAGGATTATTACCCGGATTACCGGGTGATGAACCTGACAAAGAAAAGTGAAGCGCTTAATTTCAGAACCGCGGTTGATACTGATGATTTATACAATCAGGCTCAGGTTGTCGGGGTCATCAATTATGAAACGGCTTTCCGTCGGGACTGGCTGCTGAAGCTTACTGGATTCACGCTGATGCTGGATGAAAGCTCATTGATAACCAATGAAACCGCAAAGCGTTCAAAATTCATTCTGAAAATGCACCCGGAATCCGTGATACTGCTGTCAGGCACACCAACAGCCGGAAAGTATGAACGGTTGTGGTCACAGGTGAAGTTGCTTGGGTGGAATATTACAAAAAAAGCGTTTTGGTCATCATACGTTCAGACTGAATAGGTTGAGAACGGGGACGGTTTCAAACGTGAAGTTATAACCGGATACAAGCATACGGAACACCTGAAAAAGAAACTTGCAGATCATGGGTGCATTTTTATGAAAACTGCTGATGTGATTGAACTGCCGGAACAGACAGAACAGAAGATATTCTTTAAGGTAACACAGGCGTACAAGTATTTTATCAAAAACAGTTACATCATGCTTGATACACTGAATATGTGCAAGTTCAAGGATGATTCAGATTATTACGACACGGATGTGACACCACGGGTTGAACTGGTTGGTGATAACAGCTTGACAAAAATGTTATATGCCCGGCAGTTGTGCGGGCAATATCACAAGGAAAAATTGCAAGGCTTGCGGGACTTGGTTGAATCAACAGAAGATAGACTGATTGTGTTGTATAAGGAGGGTACGGATGCAAGAAATTAAAAATATTGTCCCATCAGAAAGATGTGCGTTCTGTCATCAGAAATCAAATTGGTTGTGTGATATGCCGATCGGAGAAATTACTAGAAGTTCCGATTTTGCGTCGCATGTACTAACCTGTGACAAGCCGATTTGTGATGATTGCACTACACGAGTGAATGGCTTCGATTTTTGCCCGGATTGTGTTCAGAAAATCAGAAGGGCGAAAAAGGGACTGAAGTTCAAAGTCGATTATTGTGATGAATGCCCCTATTATGGCGACTACTTTTACGAAAAAGACGGTGAGGTGTTCTGTCGTTATGCAGGGTGTCCAAAGGATAAGGAGGAATAATGACAAGCGAGATTATTAAGGTTTTAGATGATTTGAGCCGGAGGTTTGGAGTCGCAATAGACTGGACGAGCTCCAATATGCTTCCATACCTGCAAACGCTTACCCGGAAATACGCGAATTATATACTTGCTACTAGGAGTCTGGAACTGGCAGTTGGAGTTTTGCTTTTGATCGGATGTGCAAAACTGGTTAAAGTATACCGCAAAATTAAAGATGGTGAATCGGACTGGTGGGATGAAGAGTTCTATGGAATGCTCTGTTGCATTGCTATTGGGGTAACATTCGTTTTTGGATGGGCAATGACTTTTGACAGCCTGTTGGATATCATTACTTGCATGACATTCCCAGAAAAACTGATATTAAACGAACTGTTGCAGGTGCTAAAAAATCAGTAGAGTGGAGGTTGATGAATGAACGTTGATTACTGTAACAAGTGCGCTGCCTACGGCGATGATTGCTACGAAAACGATGAGGGCGAGCTGGTCTGTCGCTGCCCGGAGTGTCCAATGAATAAGGATTATTGGGAGGATTGGGATGAATAAAAATAAAGAAGGCTATCCAGACCCAACTGCGAGCCGTGCGATCCGGAACGCAGACAAGATCCCGAAGGAGATTAGAGACTTCCGGCGGGGAATCAAGTTTCTGTGTGAGATCTGCGGTGTGCGGGTGCTGGGAAAGGTTACGATAGTAGATCAGAAGGGAAGACGGTGGTAATTGAGTTTTAACTCATTCACTTGAGCTAAATTTGATAAATTGAGTTAGATAACTCGAGTTATTGAATTAAAAAATACCATCCTCATCAGACGGTCACAAAAAGAGCAAGCATATTATAACAAAAATGTGGAGAAGTGGCAAGGGAGGAACGTGTGATGAGGATAACAAGAAAGATAAGATTGGAGTGGTGATAATATGGCTTTTTTACTTGGTGAAACATTGAAATTTCCAAAGGACAGCTTTAAGAGCATGAAATTCCAACCGTATGAGTTGAAACCTAGCTTTTCAATGTACCGGGTGTATGAATGGCACCGGCACTGGTACGGAAACGTGTATGTATCGTTTTCCGGAGGGATTGACAGCACAGTATTGGCCTATATTGTTTGTCTGGCATACAGAAAGTACAAACTAGACGGAACAATCCCACTGGTGTTTTCAGATACCGGAATAGAATTTCCGGAAATTAGAACTTTTGTAAAAGTTTATACGAAATGGTTGCAGAAACAATTTCCAGACCTAGATATAAGACTGGAAGTTATAAGACCAAAGCACAGCTTTAAGTGGGTAATGGAAAATAAAGGTTTCCCGATAACTAGCAAGGACACGGCCATGAAGATACGAAAGTTAAGGCATGGGAAACTGAGCGAACGGTATAGAAATTATTTGCTGCACGGCGACGAGCGCGGAAAGTTTGGCATGTTAGCAAAGAAATGGCAGTATTTGACAGATACGGAAACGATAAAAGAGGACATTTCTGAACAGTGTTGCGACATACTGAAAAAGGAACCGTTTAGAAGATATGTAAAAGAAACCGGGCGGTATCCATTTATAGGAATCACACAGGACGAAAGCTTCAGAAGGGAAAACCAGTACAACCACACTGGTTGCAATGTGTACGACGGGCACACGATAAAAAGCCAGCCCCTTGGATTTTGGCCAAAGGATGAAATAATCCGGTATGTGGTAGAGAACAATATACCGATTTGCAGCGTATATGGAGAGGCAAAGCAAGACCAGTGCGGAAACTGGATCCTGACGGGAGAACAAAGAACCGGTTGTTGTGTATGCGGTTTCGGGTGCCATCTGGAAGAGGAACCGAATCGGTTTCAAAGATTGAGAAACTCGGAAAACCAGAGCCACAGAAGAATATGTGAGTTCGTCATGGGTATAAACAACAACGGTGTTACATACGAAGAAGCCCTGGAGCATTGCGGGATTAGCACAAAAACCTGCCCCACGCAGGGGCAGGTGCTTTAAAGTTTATGAGAGGAGGACGTAAAAATGTACCCAGAGTACGATGATTACTTTGAGCCAAGCGGTTTTGATGAGAAAATAGAAGAACTCAAGAATAAGTTGAGAGAATCCGTGAAGGCAGAAATCAAGGACGAGCTCGAAGAATTGCGCAGAGAAAATAAACGGCTTCAGGAGATCGAGGAAAATTTTGAAGCTATCAAACAAGATTTTGAAGCAAAAAAGAACGAATGTTTAAGAGCAAAAGCAAACGCTGAAGCAACGGCAAAAGAGGCAAGGCTCTCAGAGCTATTTGATAAGTATCGATTAGTAACATGGTCCCTGGATTATGACATTTTATATCCAGAAAAATGTGATAAATGTAACAATGATAGGAACATTATCATAACATTACCATCAGGACGACAGGTTGCTGATGATTGTAAATGTAATACGCCGAAAAAAGTATATCATCCGAAAGAAAATGTGTTGTATAGCATTGAGAGCAACAAAAACAATATTCGTGTGTACTATAAGAATAGATCTTATGATTATGGAGAGGACATGGTTGCTGATAGTAGCTCAGTGCATCCAGATGAAATTATAAATCACAATAAACCGTTCGACAAAATTAAAGTAAATTGTCCGCGGGAAGTGTTCTTTTCATCATTAGATGAGTGTCAAGAATTCTGCCATTATCTTAATCGTAAGAATGGAGAGCTTGAATATAAGTATAACCAAAGCGGAACTCTGTTCACAAAAGCATCTGGGAAATAAACAAAAACGAAAGGAAGTGATCTTATGAGGCATATTGATGCAGACAGCCTGATCTGTGCCATGAGCGACTATGCTTTTAGTGAGTCGCCGTGGAAAAAGGGAGAGGATACGGCTGTATATGATGCGATCAGTAGTTGCATCGAAATGGTCGAACAGCAACCAACTATTCCCGCAGGGAGATGTGTAAATTCTCCCATGAATCCAGTGCTGAAGAATAAAAACGATCTGGTGTTTATCGATAGAGAGAACGGTGCGCAAACAATCAAAGAAGAGAAATGGCAAGTTTGGACATGTCCTTCATGCGGTGAAACTGTCGGTGAACGATATAATGTAACTGATGGCAAATGGCACCACGATCAGAAGAAATGTAATTATTGTCCGAATTGCGGGCAGAAGATTTTGTGGGAAGCTGAGTCAAACATTATCAAAGATATTCTTGAGAGGATGAAACATTAATGAAGAAATGGAAACTTGCTATCGGAATTGCCATTGTAGTGATTGCGGTTAAATGCATCGGATGTTCCTCTGAAACTCTGCAAGTTAATGTTGCGAACAGCGAAGAGTTAGCAAACTATACATTCGGAGCAAGCAATTTGAGAAAAATCGGAGACTATCTTTGGTATGATTCGTCAACAAGAATTGTATATTTTTGGAATGGCGAGCTTTCTAATACGTATTCAACAGCGCCAACTCCTTACTATGCGCCGAACGGAAGACCGTATCGATATGATCCAGCAACAAACACATTTGAAGAGATTGACGATTAAATCTAGCTTGCCCCGTAGACAGATCTGCGGGGCGATAAAGGAGTGAAGATGAAAGAATTACAGGTTGTTTTAATGGCAAAAACTGAAAATGCTCAGATATTTAAGAGCATCAAGGTGAAGGTGCCGGATGATGGGAATGAGTGGCATGTCGTTGGAGAGATGCTTGAACCTCTGACCACAGACGAAGATCCAGCGAAAGCAATGGAAAAGAAAGAAAAAGAAGATAAATATGCTGATGAGCGCAAAGAGATCATTAATTATCTGAATCTGGTTTGCAATTCACGGTATCGCCCCGGATCGCAAGGCTCAAAGGGGCATATCAATGCTCGGCTTAGGGAAGGTTACACTGTCGATGACTTTAAGAGTGTTATTGATAAGAAGCACAAGGAATGGACCGGCACTGATATGGAGCGATTTCTCACACCAGACACACTCTTTGGCACAAAGTTTGAGAAATACGTCAATCAGACGGTTTCAAACCGTAAATCAGCAAATAAAACAGCGGAAATGCTCAATGAATCATATGATATGATGGCAAATTGGGCTATGCAGAAAGAAATGGAGGATCAGGATGACTTCTAAAGAATTTGCACAGCTTGCATCGGCTATTAAGACATTCTTTCCAAGAGATAACGTCTTGCCAACTCCGGAAGCAATGGGGCTGTGGTTCGATATGCTGAAAGATCTGGACTATGCTTCGGCAAGCATGGCGCTGAAAAACCATGTTGCCTCAAGCAGATTCGCTCCGACGGTTGCAGATATTCGTGAGAAAGCAACTGCCCTCTCGAAGCCACATGAACTGAACGAGATGGAAGCATGGGCGCTTGTAAGCAAAGCACTTCGCAATAGCGCCTATCACAATGTAGAGGAGTTTGAAAAGCTCCCTCCGTTGGTTCAAAAGGCTGTTGGACAGCCCAGCCAGCTCAAAGCGTGGGCAACAGCGGAAGGCTTCAGCGAAGACGTTGTGAGCAGTAATTTCATTAAGTGTTATCGCATTGTGAAGAACCGATCAGATGAGTTCTCTCGGTTGCCAGAGCGATCACAAGCATTACTTACCGAAGTTGATAAGAAATCATATTCTGCACAGATCACGGCAAGAACACTTGAAGTTGCTGAACGCTTATCATCTTCTCGAGATCGAGGGAATTTACTGGCAATTCAAGAACTTACAGGAACAGTCCCGATGCCAGAGCGATGCAATGATCGCTTAAAGGAGCTTGGCATGGAACGAGCATAAGATGCAAAGGAGCGCTTATGAGGTCTAAATTCAAACGACTTTGTAAGCCAGAGGTTGAATTTCTTATTGAGAATTGTAATTTTTCAAGAGATGAGTCTATTCTGCTGAGAATGGCAAGTGCCGGAAACAGCGATATTCAGATTGCGGAAAAACTAAATATTTCTGTTTCCAGCGTCACTAAAAAGAAGAGATGGATTTCCATGAAAATACTTGATTTTTTACAGGTGTCGGAGAATTTTCCAAATGTTTATGTTGTCGGATCACCGATTCCTAAAGAAGATCTACAAAGCAACATTGAAAAAATAAAGAAAATACTATTTGAAAAGATATTCTAACCAAGAAGCCCCGTGGGATAACCAATTCTTACAGGGCTTCTATTTTTCGATCCAGCCTTTCATAAGTTCCAATGTAAGAGCATCATAATCAATGTCGTTATGTTTTTCAATATTAGTAAACAGATTTTTGCTTCGTTCTTTCCCCTCTTCATACTTTGGAGATAATGCAAAAATCAAATATCCAACTTGATTTTTTATAAATTTCGTATTTTTTCCAACATAAAGAATCCGGCGCTTTATTTCAGCGTCATTCAATCCAAACTTTTCTGCCGATTTGGCAACCGCCATAACGTCCTTTTCATTTAATGTAAATCCAGCTGTTTTTGCTGTATCTGCAATCATTAACGTTAAGCTCTCAAGCCGATCATTTATTTCAGGTGTTTTTCTTACCTTTTTGCTCATAGTCCAACAAATATGTGTTGTCTTAGGTCTTCCGCGCATAGCCTTCTGCTCATTATAAGCAACCGTCGCGTGATATGGAGTATATGCTTCAATCTCTGCAACAACAAGATGGCATGTATCCTTGATATTGCTAGTTTTATAACTTTTTGGAATATTTAAAAGCACCTTGAACTCATCAATCGAAAAAATACTATCAAACATTTTCCCTTGTAGCGTTCCGGAAGCAGAAAAGCGCATGCCGTCCCCACTTTTTTTATTAACTCGTTCCAAGAGAATTGGATATAACTTTTTGCTGTATTCACTATTCATCTGCAATGTATCTGGCAGTGAATAATAAATTTTCATTCCTCTGCGCATTAACAGATCTATTAATGTTTTCTTGAAACGTTCTGAAAACATCACATTAAGTGTTCCGCTTTCCCTAATATATTCTATTTCCTGAAAGACAAAAAAATCCACCTCATGACCAGGATCAATTTCAATAGTAATTAATGAACTTGTTTTTAATGCTGATTTTACTGAATTTCTCAATTTTTTAAATGCATTACTATCAAATTTTAACCCGAATTTATCTTGATATTCCTTTACATCAATTTTATATCGTAGCGTATCTGGGTTTTGAATATCTGCAACAGCTTTCTGCAAACTAATATCCATAATGTCAAGAAACGCCTTGTTCATTGTTCCTCTTGCCTCTGCTATCGAGTTCGGCTTCGTTACAGTTAATTTTTTTTTCATGCCATATTCCTTTTAACTAATTATTACAAACCATTTCGTTTTAAATATTGTAACACTTTTAACTAATTATTACAAACTATTTCGTTTTAAGTTTCCAAAAGTTCGTTTTAATACTTAATTTTTCTGCGTTTTTGTTTCCAAAAGTTCGTTTTAAGTTTCCAAAAGTTCGTTTTAATATTCCGGAAACCCTTGTGGTTAATAGCTTTGCGCGTCCTTACACATATTTATTATACATTCTTTGTATTTACACAACAAGAACAGTTGTAAAAATATAACACCTATTTTTATATTTTTTAAGTTTCCAAAAGTTCGTTTTAATCAAGAAACCATTTTGTTGATCCTAACAAAATGGTCATACCGTCCACATGTTTTGTTGGCATCAACAAAACAACCATATTTCCCACATAGGAAAAATGGTCGCGCCCCAACTATTCGGATTTCCAGAACAGTTCACAGACTCTAAATTAAGCCATTTAAGCGATTTTTCTTTGTTTGCGGTAAAAGTATCGCACAATGAGAAAAAACGGCAGGAAACAATAAAAATGGACGTTAAAACGGTATTTGAATTTGAGCGATACTATTCAAAAAAAACTCATCACCTCAGAGATTAAAAAAAGATAATTGACAAATAAGCTCAAAAAGTATATATTCTGTATATACAAAAGTAATACAGTAGTGATACTATCGTACTACATAAACGGAGGAATACAATGAAAATAATAACATTGGCAAATCAGAAGGGCGGTGTAGGGAAAACTACGTCAACGTATAACCTTGCAACGGCGAAGGCGCTTGATGGGTTCAAGGTTTTAATGATCGATCTGGATGCACAGGGTTCATTGACTATTGCAAGTGGTTTTGAACCGGGCATCAAGCAGTTTGAAGGACACAGCACGATCGATCTGTTCAGTAAGCATAAAGATCCGGGAGACGCTGTGTTTGAAGTTGAAACTTTCCCGGAAAAAGGCAGACTGTATATCATTCCGTCGGATCAAAATCTAGCAAATACCGAAAACCATGTGAATACACTGAATGAAAAGGTGTATTTTATTCAAGATGCCTGTGAGATTTTGGAAGAGTATGGGTTTGATTACATATTCTTGGACTGCCCGCCAAACCTTGGCATTATGGTTGTAAATGCTCTGGTAGCCTCCGATGAAGTTATAATTCCCGTAAAAACAGACTACCTGTCTTACAGGGGAGTTCAGCTCATTCAGGAAAGTATTGCTATGGTCAAGGCAAACAAACGCATGAATCCGCGGATCCATGTTGCAGGAATCATTCCAACAATGTTCCGTGGAAACCTTAGCGATCACAAAGATATTTTGACCGAGCTGGAAAGTGAGGGAGAGATTCTTGGGATTATTAAAGAATCTGTTTCGGTCGCACGGGGCGATGTCGATGGTGTTCCGGTGGTAGTTAGAACACCTCGTTCAGAAGTAGCAAAGGAATATCGTAAGATAGCAAGAAGTATATAAAGTGTATATACTAAAGTAATACAATAGTATTACTATTTTGATTTGGAAAGGTGGGATTTTGGTGGGAAACATAGAAAAACCTTCATTGTCAGAGAGAATGGCAAAACGGCGGGAACGCGCAAAGGAATTGGCAGATACGAAGAATATGACGATCCCGAACATGGCAAAACGAAAGAAAACGAAGGACCTTCTTATTTCATCGCGTGTTAATGGCAACACATATACGCAGTTTAAGAAGGCTTGCGAAGCAAGAGGTCTTTCTCCAAATGCCTGTATCAATATGATGATGACGGATTTTGTTATCCAAAATAAACACTTGATAGACGATTGACACTCCCCACAGCTAAAGCAGGGGTTTTACGACACATTCAGATAAAATTTCAAAGTGAGCGCTCAGGAAATTCTTTTTGGGCGCTCTTTTATTACGAATAATTTACTGAAAAGAGACGATTTGATCGTCTTTTTTTATGTGAAAATTTAATTAACAAGGAGGGATGACCGTGTTTTCAGATGAAACCTTAGAGAAGATTTTTGCGAGAAAAGAACTGCAAAGACTGGATCTTCAGACACAATCAGCGATCATTCATGCAATCGAAGAAGTACTGGAAGAGGTGAGCGATGGTGATAAATCCGTATCAGAATAATTTGTATGCCCCTCAGAATATTGGAGGGTATACACAGCCATATTATAGCCCGTATCAGACGCAACAGCGATTCCAACAATCTGATCAGATGGCACAACCGCAGGTTCCAGTGATGCAACAGCCAATTCAGGCTCGAGGACTGAATGGTATGATTGTCACATCGGTTGACAAGGTAACGGCGGATTGCGTGCCGATGGACGGCTCGGCTGCTTTTTTTCCTAAACAGGATCTTTCTGAGATATATGTAAAGAATTGGTGCGCTGATGGTACAATACGCACGCTTACTTTCAAACCGGTGTTTGATGGCGGAGGAGCCAATGGTAATAACTCACCAACCACTAAGGAAAATACCGAGATTACTGAGGTGTTTCAGAAACGATTCGATGAACTTGTAAGTAAAATTGAGGAGTTGGAAAAGACAGTCACGGGATCCGCCGGTAAAAAGGTTGCGCCTGTGGCAAAAAGAGAAGGAGGAAATTGATGAATCCTTTAAATGCAATTTTATCTCAAATGATGAATTCACCACAGGTTCAGAATAATCCTATGGCGAAAAATGCAATGGATATGTACCGCAAAGGAGACTCGCAAGGCTTAAAAACAATGGCAGAGAACCTTTGTCGAGAGAACGGAACTACCATAGAACAAATGAAAAATGAAGTAATGCAACGTTTCAATTTACGTTAGTACATTTTGGTCGCGCGCATAATACCGGTTCCCATTTGTAAATAAACCAAATGGAGGTAACAAAATGTTTAACGCTAACTCTCCAAGTCTTGCCGATATTGCGGCAGTGACAGGAAACCGAAACAACGACAGTTGGGGCGATGGTAACGGTTGGTGGATCCTCATTATCCTCTTCGCGATCTTTGGCGGTTGGGGAAATGGTGGCTGGGGTGGTTATGGTGCAAACAACGGCGGTGGATATGTAGCAACGGCAGCAACGCAGGCTGATATTCAGCGCGGATTTGACAATCAGGCGGTCATCAGCAAACTGGATGGAATTGCGAACGGACTCTGTGACGGATTCTATGCTATGAATAACGGTATGCTTACCGGACTGAATGGCATCAATACTAACATCATGCAGACCGGATTCGGAATTCAGCAGGCGATTAATGCGGATACTGTTGCTGGTATGCAAAATACCAACACAATTCAGGCTACGCTTAACAACATGGCTGCGCAGAATGCTGCATGTTGCTGTGAGACTCAGCGTCAGGTTGAGAGAGGTTTCGCAGACACTAACTACAACCTTGCAACGCAGGCTTGCCAGACCAGGCAGGCGATTGCGGACAGTACCAGAAGTATCATTGATTATTTGTGCCAGGAAAAGATCTCTAGCTTACAGGCAGAGAACAACGATCTGCGCAGAGCAGCGTCTCAGGATCGCCAGAGTGCGCTCCTTACTACGGCGATGTCTGCTCAGACTCAGCAGATCATCAATGCAGTCAATCCGACAGCAATTCCGGCATATGTTGTTCCGAATCCGAACGCTTATGCATACGGATGCAACTCTGGTTGTGGATGCTGACAACAAAATAATTGTAACTTAACCAAAAAGGTTATGTCTGCATAGCAGAATTACACGCAGGGCAGGCTTAACGGTCTGCCCTTATCATTTATGGAGGTAAAATTATGGCTGAATATACAGCAGTGGCATTACAAACTGTGGCAGCGGGAGAGGATGTGGCTTTTACCGAAACTGCCGCACACGGAAGTAACTGTATTACACACAGAGAAGGTTCCGGCATTGTGAAGTTAAGAGGCATTACAAATCAGTGTCGCGCAAGATTCCTCGTAAGCTATTCTGGAAACATTCAGATTCCAACTGGCGGAACTGTTGGGGAAATCTCCCTTGCGCTGGCAGTAGACGGAGAACCTTTGCAGTCCGCAAAAATGATTGTGACTCCTGCGGCGGTAGAGAATTTCTTCAATGTTTCTGCACAGGTATACATTGACGTTGTTCGTGGATGTTGTAGCACCGTAGCAGTCCAGAACACTTCCACGCAGGCTATTGAAGTGCAGAATAGCAACTTAATTGCCGTTCGCGAAGCGTAGGAGGTGAACATCATGGATGTTGAGAGAATGTATTGCATGATCGAAAAGCTGGCTGAATGTGCGGAAAAACAGTTTAATGCTGGAATCGAAAATGTTGATACCTGCGAGATGGGAAAAGTGACTGATATGCTTAAAGATTTGGCAGAAGCAATGTACTATCGGGAACTGACCAAAGCTATGCAGGAATCAGACACAGAAGAAGTTATGGAAATGTTTGATCGATATGGTGATGGACGCAGGTCCTACGATCATTATCGGTATGGAGACGGTAGATTTGCACCAAAGGGTAAGGGCAGCTATCGGCGCGGATATGATGAGCCTCCATATTGGCACATGACCCCGGAAATGTACCGCAAGATGGAAGATTATCGAGATTACGACCGAAAAGATGGCAGAATGTACTACACTGAGCCGATGACGATGAAAGAGAGTAGTTACGATCGAGCAAAGCGAAACTACACAGAGAGTAGAGAGCTTCACAGAGCCAATACACCGCAGGATAAGGAAGCAAAGATGAAAGATCTGGATGGATATTTCAAGGAGATTTCTTCGGACCTGACCGAGCTGATTGGTGATATGACTCCAGAAGAGAGATCTATGCTGAAGGCGAAGATTGCCACGCTGTCAACAAAATTATAATAGCTGAGGAAGAATGGGGCTGAGAGATGTCCCATTCTTTTTTTTGTAGGAGGATAGTATGATTTTTCAGATAAATGATACACAATGGATTTTGAAGTTTATAAAACCAAATAGCAAAGAACTCCGCCGGAGCGATGGGAGTTATACGTTCGGAGTGACGGACAATACAGAAAAAACGATATTTATTGCTTCAGGAATGACAACGTATATGACTGAAAGGGTCTTATGCCATGAGCTGACCCATTGTATATGCTTTGAATACGGGATTTTTTTGCCATTAGAAATGGAGGAACAGCTCTGTAATTTTATGGCAAACTACGGAAAAGAGATTATTTATTTACTGGATGATTTACTTGGAACGTTGCAAAAATTCGCATAAACAGGCATTCATTGTAATATGTAATGTTGTAGCACCTTAGGGGCGTTTTTTATGCGTTTTTTGCGAGCCACCAGGAATCCTGGTCTTTTTTGATCCCCCCCCCGGTATTGATTTTTCAGCTCAAAAAACCGTTTTTAACTTTTTGAAAATTTTATTTGCGGAAAGTTGAAAGAAATTTTGGAAAATTCGCTGTCCCGGTTCTTTGGGAAGGTATACTGACCCCTTGCAGAGTGCCACGAGAGAGAATTTGACCGCCTCCGGCACGTCTGGCGGGCGACTGAGCGCCATAGATCTGGCAGCAAAGAGGAGGGGCTCCGCCCTCCCAGTGTGTCTCTGGCATCCCCTGCACGGTGCATCCGATCGGGCGCAGAACCGGCGGAGGGTGCTATATAGTGGAGCATAGCACACTTTTCTCGCTTTGGCAAGCCCCCAGAGATCGGGGAAGCCATGCCGAGGAGCTGGCGCAGGGTACCCGATCGGGCGCAGAACCGGCGGGGAGAGGACCGGAAAAGCGCACAAAAAAGAGGAGGGGCTCCGCCCTCCCAGTGTGTCTCTGGCATCCCCTGCACGCAAAAAAAGAGCAAGGCACTTTTGCGCCCTGCTCTAAAAAGTTTCTCTTTCCTCTTTAATTTGCTTTTGCTTCTGCCCTTAAAATGCTAACAGCTTCTTGCGTTGTGTGCTCTCTGTACCACTTCCAAGGCTTTTTATACGCCTTTGCAAGTGCAAAAAATTCTGAATTTTCTAACAAAAACCCTCTAACTTTTAAAAATTCTCTCCGCGCTTCTTCTAATCTGTCCATGTTTTTTCCTTTCTGCCTGCCATCATCAGCGCCCCGACGGCACTCGGGACGGACACCGGGGAAAAATCCCCAGTGTTTCGGCTATCTCTCCCACCAATACCCCTCACCGGAGGACGTAACAATCTGCACGCCCTCCGCGGTGCTCTCGATTTCTACAACCGTGCGCATGTCTACCATGTAGGCGCGGGCATAGGCTCCGCAGAGTAACGCGGTCATAAGTGCGCCGATCACGGCGCCGATCATTGTTTTTTTCATTTTTTTCTCTTTCTCCCCTTATCCCTGGGGGCTAGGAAGTTAACTTACAATGAAAGCGCGAAAAGCCCATGCCTTTAGGTGTGGGATGGATAGCGCAAAACAATCAAGAAATGTGTAAGCAATAATTGATTTTATACACATATAGTAGTATAATATATGTATGGAAAATCAAAGATTAAAAAACGGTTTTGACACGAGCCGTATGTTATCGTTAATTCATTCATTAGAATGATTGATAATGAAAGTCTCATGGAAACGAATCAGTCTTATATACTTTCGAGTATATTTGGAAGTTCATGTATATGAGAGCCCAACGAGCTTTAGCCGTTGGAGTGTCAGTTAATGCCAAGAACGCCTAAAAATTGCACGTTTGCGTTCTCCCAGTCCGGCGGGATGAGATCGGCATATCCGCAGACCGCCCGCAGGTGATACAGGTGTGCCCGCAAGTGGGAGATTGCGCACCAAAACGACGGACTGCCACCGGATCCCGCAACGGGGAGACTGTAAATAGTGCCGTTGTGCGCCCACATGTCCCAACTTCCCTCGTTGGCAACAAAAACGCCCTGCTCTACAATCTGGCGCGCGTGATCTGTCCAGAGCGCGCCCATGTGCTCGAAATCATATTTTCTCATTCTTCCTCTTCCTCCTCTCCGTTAAAATAGTCTTCCCATGCCACCCGGCACATGTACCCGCCCAGAAAGACGGATACAGTAAAAATAATCTCTCTTACCATGTTTTTCTCCTCTCTTCTGCAATTTTTTGCAAAAAGCCACCGCCGGGCATCGGTCCCGGCTTGCATCCTCTGCGGTGGCTAAGGGGCTAACCTACAATAACAACCCCGTTGGACGCCTCGTAGGCTTCCAGATCGCAGTCGTAGTGGTAAGCCTTAAAATCGAAATACTGATACAGGAACGGTGCCCGATCGGCGCACTCTTCAATCTGCTCGTCACAGGCGTCGTGGTACTCGTCCGAATCGGCGTAGAAGATGTAGTTGTCCACCTTGTCCAGAGCCTCGCTTGCGTCGTGCGTTCCGAGGTACTCCATAAGAGCAACCACATCGGAAAGCTCATCATCGTCGAGCGCTTCCAGTGCCTCGATCGAGTCCAGAATCTCAGACACATCGGCATAGTCCAGGCTGCCGAACTCGACCCCTAGATAGTTGTCGATATCCGCGATGAACCACTCACCGCCGCCGCGCTCCGGGTCCTGCGCGATGAACTCGCGCGCCTGTGCCGGGGTCATCCATCCATATCCGATAGAGCCATTGTTGTAGGCTCCCCAGGTGTTAAGATACACGCGGGTTACTTCTCTCTTCTCCATAGTCATAATTCTTTTCCTCTCTTTCCGCCCCTCGCTGGGGGCTTGCTTGTTTTTTTGTTATGTCCAGATTATACATGATATAATGCACTTATACAATGGGCACTTTTCACAATATAATGCACTTATATTTAGAGAAAATATACAATGCACTTATATGCTTGACATTATAATGCACTTATAGTATAATGGTGAAAAGAAAATAGCAAAAATTAATAAGGAGAAAAGCATGGAAAGTTTGAAGACGACAGAAGCGCAAAGAAAAGCTGTTAAGGAGTACGAAAAAAAGAATGATCGCATTAACGTTATTTTTCCATCTGGAACGCGCGCGAAGATGGAGCGGTTAGGCATCTCTAAGCCTTCGGCATTTATTAAGGCGGTAGTAGCTTCTGAATTGGAAAAAATGGAAAAATACAAAAAATAATGCACTTATATGCTTGACATTATAATGCACTTATAGTATAATGCAGCTGTAACAAGAAAACAGGTCAAGCAAGCCCCGGAGGCGGGGCAAAAGGAGGAAAAGAGGCATGGAAAAGAGGACTGTTAGAGTTAGGCTTGTGGACAAGACCGAGTACAAGCCGGAGAAAAGTTGTGACGGCGGAGCCTATGCGTTCTGGCGGGAGTACAAGAAGACGGGGGACTTGTGGAGAGTCTCCCACGGCACAAGCTCCATTTTCGACTTGTGCCCGGTGTGTGGGACGTTCGGAGACCACCGGGAGGGCAGGGGCTACCGGTGCGGAGAGTTCCAGACCGTAACGACTGCCGAGTTAGAGGCGGAAATTGCCAGATGGGAGGCTCCGGGGCATGCAATCCGGTTTTTCGGGACCCGCGAGGAGCCGGACGGCTTAGAGAGGGAGTAGCCAATGGAAAAGGAAGAGAAAATTGAACGGCTGTATGCGTTGTTGGAAAATGATGCCGTAGATGCCGAAACTAAGGCGGTGTTACGGTGGGCAATTTTCCAACTGGAGCAGATGGAGGCATAACAAGAAGGGCTCGCACTTGTTGCGGGCTCTTTTTTTGCGCCTCTGCGCCAGATCGGGCAGATCTGGGGATCACCTGCGCCGGGATCTCCGCTTGTGGGATTCCCGAACGCGCAAAAGAAAGAGAGAAAAACAGAGAGAAGGGAAAAAGAGAAGAGAAAAGAAAGAAACGAAAAGAGAAGAAGAACGAAAAAAGAACCAAAAAAGAAAGAAGAAGAGAAAAGAAAATAAATAAAAGAAAAGAGAAAAAGGGAAGAGAGAGAAAAAGAGAGAAAGAAGTATGCCCCGAAAACAGAAATTTTCGGGGTTGTATTTTTGCGCGCGTGGGTGTATAATGTTCGTACAACCTAACAGCGTTCCGCAGGTTCTCCCAGATGCCGAGGAGGGGAAAAGAGCCACAACGGAGACGCTGGAGAAAAGAGCAAGGATGGCAAGAAAAAAGAGTATCACGCTCGCAGAGTTTGGAGAGATCCATTTTCTGCGGGCGTTTTTGTTTTCCAGAGGAGAGGAGGAAGCCGTATGGAGCAGATGGAAGACACACAAGACGTATACGACAGCGAGATAGAGCTATACTTAGATGAGTTCTGCAAGGAACGTGGCATAGAAGACATTCGAAGCGCATCTCAGAGCGTATGGAACGCGGGACTCATGTACATCCGTAAGCACGTCTTTCCAGATACTAGCGTACTTAAGAGCAAGGCACGCTTGAAGCTAAGCGGGGCAGGATGGCGCACTAACTGCAACATGTACGACTCCCAGATCCTCGAGCGCATCCTCTGGAAGTACGCGGAGTTGTGCATGCTGTACGACAAGGCAGTATCATATAGCGGATTCTGTTTTCTTACTGGCATAGATCGGGATACTATACGGAGGTGGAACGCAGAAGAGGGGAGAACTCTAAGTTCGGAGAGTTTCGCGATTGCGAAAAAATTGAAAGATCTCCGGTGGGAGAGCCTTCAAAGCAAGTTGGAAACCGGCGCCAGAAATCCGGTCGGCATACTCGGACTGATGGAGCACGAAGTATGGAACCGCCCCGAGGAAGCGCCCAAAAAGGAAGTTATACGGCTGGATCAGCTTCCCGACCTGCGGATTCCAGCGGACGCACTGCCCGCACCAGAGGAGGCAGAGGACGCAGAAGAGCGCTAAAATAACATGGGCTATAATTGAGGGTTTGCGTGCATGGGGTACGGTTGGGGCTGCCTGGACGTGATAACCGCCCAAATTGCAACGGATACGTTTGAGGGTCGTTAAAAGTATCCCATTCCAGACGCTCCGCGGATCCGATCGGCACGGCAAGGGGCGCAAAAAGCACCCCGGCGGAGCCTGAGGGCAGGGGGAGGGGGTTAGGTGAAGCCTCCGCGGCTGCCCCTCTAAGTCCCCAAAATATTCCCCAAAAACAAAAAGGCTCATATCTCAAGAAGGTAATCATCATGCCACGCGAAATGGTCTCGTATATTTTAAATCAGCTCGAAAAGCGCACAGTGTATCCACCACAAAAATATAACTACTCGCATCTTTCTGCGTGGATGGACGGCTACGAACAATGTCGGCAGGATGTGATCTCGATTCTTTGTAGCTGTCTTCCGGAGAGATCGAACGACAGCAAATAATGGACTATCGCCAAGCGGTAAGGCACGGGACTTTGACTCCCGAATCCCGGGTTCGAATCCCGGTGGTCTAGCGCGGAGGGGTTCGGTCATTTGCCCTCCGACCTGGTTTTCTCCACCCACTAGCGGAAAGCTGATTAAAGAACCGTCACAAGGTTTGGTGGGTTTTGTGGAAATCAACCCGTGAGCCAACACGACTGTGAAAGGCAGTGTTCACCTCTTTTGCTGTATGAATAGACTTATCGTCAGATAAGACGCAAAAATCCGTTTGTTGTTAGCGAGATGATCGACAGGTGCTTGCATATCGCCTAAAAAACCGTAAGGTATATGCAATTCGCAGTGTTCCCATAAATGGTATTGGAGACGGTTGCTAACCGTTCAGGCAGAGGTTGCCTTGCAGGTTCGAGTCCTGCACACTGCGTGTGGCTGGGGTCGCTCCCCAGATGAACTGAGCGTAGCGCAACACCTCAGAGAGATCGAAAATGTCAGATTTGGAAGCAGTTATTAGAGCAGGGGCTTGTTGCATGCGTGGTGACTGCGAAGACGACAACTGTTTCCAAACTGGAAGCGTATAGTGGAACATAGCTCAGTGGTTAGAGCAGTGGTCTTATATACCATGTGTCCTCGGTTCGAGTCCGAGTGTTCCAATTTCCAGAGATTAAAAACATGAATTAATGCAAGAATAAGGAGGCAAAAAGGAATGATTATTACAGGAATGGCGCACTTTCAGAGCGTGTGTAAGAAGAAACTGGTTGAGTGGTACAATTCCCAGAGTCAGAATGAGAAGATCGATCTGAGCAACGTCTTTGTTGTGTGGAGTTGCAAAACTTTGCAGAATTACAAGCTCCTTGCGTCTACCACGGTTTCAGGTGACGGGATCTATGCAGAGTATACCTACAACGGTGACAAGCAGGAGCTGTATGAGGACATCTATCGTAAGGTGAAAAACACTTGCCATGTAGAGGAATAAATGTAAAAAGTAGAAAGTTGGTGAATAAACACGAAAAAGTTATTTGTAAGTGTGCCAAAAGAGGGCAGACATCTTGATGCCATTAAGGAAAGTGTTCAGAAAATGAAAAAAATTGCCGAGTGCTTTGAGGGCGAAGAACTCGAACTGCTTAACAGATATGCTTATGATTTTCCGCCAGAGAAATGCAATATGCATATCTGGGATTTTGCTAAGAGCATTGAGCAGATGGCGCAGGCAGCTGTTTTTATCGGGATTTTAGAACCTCATGAATGGCGAGAATGTGAAGCTGAGAACTATGTCGCCTCCTTATATGGAATCAAGCAGTATATGATTGCTCCTGAACTTGCTTTGCTTGAAGATATTAACTATTAACAAATGTACCGTCGCATAAGAGATTTGCGATGCTAACATAGAAAAATTATAGGCAGAGGTCTTAAAGCACCTTTGCTTTTTAAGTGGAGGTGCTTCTTTATTGGCATCTGAATATCTAAAACAAAAAATTCAAGAATACGAACAATATATTGCGTATACCAAGAAAGTTGATATGAATATAGTCACAGCTTATTGTGAATTGGCTAAACTCATCTATAAGCAAGGCAAACTTTCGGATGCGCTTGAAATATCCAGTAGGGCGAAGGAGCTTATTGAAAAGTACTCGCTTGAAACATACAAAAAAAACACATGGGAACTCGAAAAAGAGAGCTTCCAGATAGATAAACCCTTTGAGCTAATCAACATGCTCTACGAAATTCTTCTGCTTGAGGCTCAAAACAAGATCGTAGACAGCGCTTTTCGGTATCTTGAGAGAAAGCGAGAGCCGTCAGAGCGCTTCTATATGCCACGGCGGAAGCAGTTCCTCAAAATTGGCATTGTCGATGCGTTGCAAGGCATGATCGACGACAAATATGACATACTCTGTATCAGCTTAATCCCCGGAGCCGGTAAGACGACTCTCGAAAAATTCTTCAATGCGATGGTAATTGGATGGTTCCCGAAGGATTTCACGCTATTTTATTCTCACAGTGGCGATATTACGCGAATGTATTACGACGGAATGTATGACATTGTGACTAATGAAGATGAGTATGCGTGGAGAGAGATTTTCCCGAATCTTCGGGTCACTAGCACGAATGCGAAGCTAGAGCAGTTCAACGTCGGAAAGTATAAACCATTTCCATCGGTTCAGTGTACCTCTGTTGGAAGCAAAAATGCCGGTAAAGTAAGGGCGTCAAAGTTTTTGTTTGTTGACGATATGATCGGTGGCATCGAGGAAGCCTTAAATGCAACAATCCTTGAAAAACTTTGGAGCAAGTATTCCGTAGATGCGAGGCAGAGAAAGATCCAAGACACAACCGGAAAGAACTGTAAAGAGATTCACATTGCTACGCGTTGGAGCGTGCAGGACGTTATCGGACGTATCCAAGCACTGTATGCAGGTAATTCACGAGTAAAGGTCATTTCTGTTCCAGATATTGATCCTGTAACTGGAGAAAGCAACTTTGAATATGAGTTCTCTGGATTTACGAAAGAATTTTTTGCAGATCAGCAACTTCTCATGGACGATATTTCTTATCGATGCCTGTATAAACAGGATCCGATCGAGAGAGAGGGCTTGGTGTTTCCAGACGAGAAGATTCGCAGATACCTCAATCTCCCTCATGGAGAGCCGGAGATCATCACAGGGCAGTGTGATACGAAAGGAAAGGGCACAGATTACTTTGTTTTGCCTATCCTTCAAAAATATGGTGATGATTATTACTGTGTTGATTGCGTATGCGACAATACCACAGATTATGAGCTACAATATCAAAACGCAGCGAATATAATTGTCAGGAATTCCGTTCAAGAGTGTGAATTTGAGCGAAATGCCGGTGGTGATAGAGTTGCAATGGAAGTTAATAGGCGAGTGGAGCAAGTGGGATGGATCTGCAATATCACAGACACGCCGACCGAAACCAATAAGGAAGCCCGAATCTTCCAGTGCTCTAGTTGGATTCTTCAGCATGTGATCTTCAAGGATGCTTCGTTGTACAAGCCAAATGAGCCGTATGGAGTTATGATGTCTCTACTCACTCGCTATTCGGCATCTGGCAAGAAACAGCTTGACGATGTTCCTGATGTTTTTTCCAACTTTGCGGTCCGCATGACAAAAGCAAACCGACTCGCAAAGGCAAGCCCCACATTAAACCCATTTAGGAGGTACGAATTTTGACTACGCAAGAATATTTATGGCAGATTCAGCGTTTTGAGCGCATGATTACAAATAAGTTGGACGAGATTCACAAGCTCCGAATGATCTTGAGCGGGACCTCATCGATTGGCAATCTTACCGAGAAAGTACAAACCTCCGGAAACAAAGATCGCATCGGCTCAAGCGTAGTAAAAATCGTTGATATGGAAAATGAGGTTGACGAGTTGATTGGCAAACGGTACGAAATCGTTCGTCAGATCGAAAGTTTGCCAGACACGCAAATGTATGATGTCCTTGCGCAAAGATATGTTTCCGGGCGAGAGATGAAGTCGATTCAGCTGTGCGGTGTAGATTCTTTGCGCCAGGTAAAGCGAATTCATGCAAAGGCGCTGTGTTGCTTTGAAAAGATGTATGGAGAGCTATATTTATAGCACGACTGTCACTTGATGTCACCAACTGTCATGATTGCGTATCTTTTCTTTATAATCTAATTCGTATATAATATACTCAAGAAAAACTAATTTTCGCCTCCTTTTATTTTATGGCATCACCTCGATCTGGTGGTGCCTTTTTTGTTGCAAAAAAGAGGAATCAGCATGTCAAAATCAGAAAAATACAATCCACGAAAAATATACTGTCCGATTTGCGGAAGACGGGTCGGGCAGTGGGATGGACGATCCACAACCAATGTTGTTGTTGCGCGATGCGAACGATGTTGGAAACGAATTGTTTATTTTGTTGATACAGATGAAACCGAAGTAAAGAATGTTCCGAAGCGAGCTTGCTCATCGGGAGTTACATATCTTTAGGAGTGACTAGAATGGACCAGAATGTGATGTACCTTCAAGATCTTGTTAAAGGATCATATGGACGTAAGATTGCACATACGGATTATGAAGAAATTACACAACAGAATATCGTAGATGTGGTCGGAAAATGCATCGGTACATTCTATTACAACAAGCCGATCATCAGGTATTTGTGGCGATATTACAAAGGGGATCAGCCGATCCGGTATCGAACAAAGACCATCCGTGACGACATCGTAAACCGAATAGTTGAAAATCATGCTTATGAAATCGTTCAATTTAAAGTCGGGCAAGCATTTGGTGAGCCGGTTCAGTTTATTAGCCGAAAAGACGATGATCGGATCAACAAGGCAGTAGATGAGCTGAACGATTACATGATCGATGCCAACAAGCACGAGAAAGATATAAAAAGCGGAGAGTGGCAGTCGGCAACAGGTACTTCGTTTAAAGCGGTTCAGCATACAAATGATGAACTTCAATTTCGGATTGTGGCTCCGAGTCCATTAAACACATTCGTTATTTACAATTCAAATACAGAAGAACCATTAGTTGCTGTACAAGAATTAAAAGATCCATATACCGGTCGGATCTATAAGCAGTGCTATACAGATAAATTTGAGTGCAGAATTGTTGATAGCACTGTTCAGAACTGGAAGGTGCATGGATATGGCGGAATCCCCATTATTGAGTTCCCGAACAATCACGAGCGAATCTCGGATATTGAGCTTGTAATTGATCTGCTTGATACGATGAATAATATGCAGTCGAATCGAATGGACAGCATTGAGCAGTTCGTGCAATCATGGGTTAAATTTGTAAACTGCGATGTGGATACTGAAAAATTCCAAAAAATGAAAATGAGTGGCGCTCTGGTGGTCACTTCCAATAACGGCGTTGATAATAAGGCTGATGTGGACATTATGACGCAGGAGCTTGACCAGTCTCAAACACAGATTGCGAAAGAAGACGTGTGGGATAATGCTTTATCGATTTTGGCAATTCCATCTAAGCAAAGCAATACCGGCGGCGATACACAAGGTGCTGTTGAGCTGAGAAATGGTTGGGATTTTTCCAAAACAAGGGCAAAACTGAAAGATCCTCTGATAAAGACAGCAGAGAAACGTCTTGCAAAAATAGTGTTGAACAGGCTTCGCGTGAAAGTGAAAGATCTGAATCTGACCACGAGGGATTTTGATGTTCAGATCAACCACAGCCCGCAGGACAACATGTATACGAAGTCTCAGACGCTTTATCAGCTCCTTCAGGCAGGTATTCATCCTCTGATTGCAATAAAAACAGTAGGATTATGGGGCGATGCCGAAAAGACATTCCTTCTGTCGGAACCGTATCTGAAACAGCTTTGGAAGACCATTGATGATGCGGAAACACAAGAACAAACAGCAGAAGATATTGTGAAAAACATGGGGCAGACCTCAGTGGAGGAAGAGTAAAGGAAGGTTGTTATGGCGAGAATATTAAAATTTATTGTCAACGGGCAGAATATTTCAAAGGATAGCTCTTGCGACTTCTCTAAGATTGCAAGGGGTACAAAAGGATACCTTGTTGCTGAATTTGTGTTTTCGCCTGATTGGGATGGATATGTAAAAGCCGGAGTCTTCCGTGCAAGCTGTGGCACAGAAGCAGCATCTCCTATTATCAATGATAGATGTGAAATCCCATCCACAGCGCTTACGCAAGAAGCCTTTATTGTTTCTGTGGTCGGAATGGCAAAGGATGGATCAAAAATTAAGAGCGAGAAAGTTGAGGTGATGCAATCATGACAATAGAGGAAGCACTGGCGGTGGCTAGTACCGGAAATGCAGAAAGTCTTCAAACTGCCAGCAGTGAACTTATTATTGATGATGTATCACGCACGATTTATATTCCAGATTCTGAGAAAATTTTCGGTGTTGAGAGTGATGAGAACACCGATCGAAAGTATTTTCGTTGTCCAAGGATAGTTGGTGACAACATTGACCTTTCTAAACTGCAAATCTGCATCAACTATCAGAATGCTAGTGGAGAAAATTCAGGACGAGACATATACATCTGCGATGATGTTAAGGCGGATGGTGATGATGTGACATTTAGCTGGCAACTCAGCAGAAAGGTTACGTTGTACAAAGGAACCATTTACTTTGTAGTTTGTGCAAAAAAGTCATCTTCTGACGGTAATGTTACAAATGAGTGGAATACAACGCTTGCATCTGGAAGAGTCCTTGAAGGCTTGGAACCATCGTTTTCTCAGTCACAGCAGGCAGAAGCAACCGATTACTTAATCCAGCTTGAGATGATGCTTTCTAATTTTGCTGATGCGAAGAAAGAAGAAATTGAAGCGAAAAAGCAAGAAGTTATTTCTTCGATTCCAGAAGACTATGGAACCTTAATCACAGATGTTAGTCAGCTAAAGCAAGATGTAGATAATAAAATCGGCAGAAAAAAAGTAACCAGTTATAATAAAAATAGTGGGGAATGGATTGAAAATGCTTACATATTAGTAAACAGTAAAATGCAAATTGTTCCAATGCCAAATGAATCTTATGCTTATTATAGATTGGAAATCCCGAATAGTGTTACTGCTGTGTATTTTTGGTTTAAGAAAATATTAAAATCCACAAAAATTAGATGGTATGCATTTGTTGACAATAATGAAAACGCTCTTTCCACTCATATTGATGCTCAAGCAACTGCATCATCTTATACAAACGAGTATGTAAAACTTGATGTTCCACATAATGCAACTGCATTATATATAACTATTAATAAACTTTATTATAAAGATTTAATCATTACATTTGACTCTTTCCAAGATTTTTCAAAATCAACGGAATATAGCGAAGAGTTAATTATGAATGATGTAGTTGCAAATACTGCCCAAAATAATGAGCTTGCTATTGAAAAAATCAAAATCATTGAAAAATACAAGACAAGAGAGAATATAAATGCTTCTTATTTTTGTGAGTATTTAAGACCGAAATATCATATAACAGCAGAAATAGGCTCTTTGGCAGATCCATGCGGATTTGTGTATTTTAATGGGCAGTATCATCTATATTTTCAATTTAATCCATACACTGTTTATAGAAATGCAGAAGTGTGGGGTCATCTTGTCTCAAATGACTTGGTACAATGGAATTACGCACCCATTGCTATTCCAAGAACAGATAATTATGATATTTGGTCTGGAAATTGTGTTGTTGATGAAAACAATGTGTCTGGACTCGGTAAAAATGTCCTGCTTGCTTACTGCACTGAATATGACGGAACTAACCAGAGTAATGCGATTTATTACTCTTATGATGGGTATAAATTTGAACGATTAAAAACATTTTTGACCGCTTCGGAATCTCCGACTGCAAGCCTTAGCAAAGACTTTCGTGATCCTAAAGTGATTTGGTATCCAACTGGCAAATACTATATCATGTCTATTTGCTGTTATAAATCAGTTGCATTTTATAAATCCACTGATTTGATTAATTGGACATATGTAAATAAATATGATTATGTAGTTCAGATGGAATGTCCTAATATTGTCTACTATAAAGAATATGACTGTATGGCAATTTTTATGGCTATTTCTGGTACAACCTATGCTTTTTATGGAAACTGGACAAACGATGGATTCTCCATTATAACAGCTGGAATGTCGATAAACGGTGGGTATCCATATGCAATGGATACTTTGACAAACTCTCCTGATGGAAAAATTTATGGAATAGCATTCTGTTCACCAGCAAAATCGACGGTACTTTACAATTTGATGACAAGTGCTGTTGAATTAGACATGAAAAATATGTCAAAAACAAACAAAGCCAATGCAATGAAATGCATTCAAAAGCCATTAGGCTCATTGATTGATTCGTTTACAAAACTTACTAGTTTTGAGTATACCGTAACATCTAATAAAAGCTATAATTTTCCGATTAATTTGTCTTGTGGTTATGTTCACCTTGAATTTGATTATAGTGGAATAGTAGAAGATGACAGAGGTAAATATCCAGGTATTAAATTATTTGCTTCGTCAACAGAATATTTGCTTATTCAATATAACAAACCAGCTAATTATATTGCAGTGAATAGGACTTATTGCGGAGATAAAACAAATTATAGTGGTCTTGTTCCAACCTCTGAAACATTTTCTTTAATTAATGATAAACTCACATTGGACATTTTATTTGATGAAAGGATTGTAGAGGTTTTTATAAACAATGGCGAAGCGGCAATAACAGTTCCTGTGCTTCCTAGGGCATCCGGAATTATAGTTGACGGTAAAGCATCTATGAAAATTATCGGTGATATATATTCTAGCCCGTATTTGCTTGATAATCGTAGCAAACTTATGTCTAATGTGATTTTTAATGTTCCCGAAAATAACAATATGATTAAATTAACAGCGGACGGAATAAGGGTACAATCATTTAATACGAATGATAATTATTATGTTTTAACCGAAGAAAAAAAATCACCATCTCTTATTAAAGCGGATTTTGTGATGGATTCATTTTTCAATGATAAGACTGTTATCGCAAAAGTAATATTTAATTGTATAGACAATAACAATTATATCTGTGTAGACTATGGAACAACTTCCATTGTCGTTAGAAAAGTGGAAAGTGGTGTATCTTCTGTACTAGCAAGTGTTGATGCGTCTATATCTAGAGGTGTAACACATGAAGCTAAAATAGAATACAAAGACAATACATTAGGTGTATATTTTGATGGAGATGAAATAACAACTAGTGCAGATATCACCATATCTACAGGTTACATCGGGTTAGGCAGTGCAAAATATGGTTCAGTTGTATTTAATAATATCTATGTTAATTAACTAAATGGGGCTTTAGCTGACTAAAAATCAAATAAATAAAGATATTAAACTCCTCGATTCCGAGGAGTTTTTTGTTAAGCATAAATAAAAAAGACCACAGATACGGCAATATCATGTGGTCTTTTTTATAAAGCCTTTTAAACTAAAAAAAATTTGAAAAACCTGTAAATAAATGTTAGTTTAGCATGTTGTTCAGAATTTGTAAAGAGTTTTATGAGATATTTTAGACATAAAAAATGGGTATTGGTCATAAAACTTAGTCATAAGCACGCATTTCTGCGTGCTTTTTTTATGCCCAACCGCGAGTACGGCTTAAAACTCTGCGCGGAAAAGCATCTGTGCGAGAAACAGAAAAACTCAGCTGGAGCGACCAGCGATAACAAAAGCGTGAGTTATAGGAGGTAGTTATGACAAGAGAACAGGTAGTGAAACTTTTTCCAGACGCAACCGAAGAACAGATTACAGGTCTGTTAAACCAGAGCAAAGCAGAGGTTGAAAAAGAGAAAAACAAGACGGCTCAGTATAAGGAAAAGGCAGACAAAGCAGATGAGCTTCAAACGAAGATCAACGAGATGGAAGCCGGAAACTTATCTGAAATCGAAAAGGCACAGAAAGCCTTGGAGGTCGCCAACAATAAGATTGCAGAGCTTGAGAGAAAGAACGCTCTGGCGGAGCAGAGAACAACTGCAATGAACAAGTTCAAAGTTACAGCAGAGCAGGCAAGTCAGATCATCAAGGATGACGGCAGTTTTGACTATGACGTTCTTGGTCAGATTATCTCTGACAAAGAGATTGCCGCAGCGAAAGCAAAGGAAACTGAGATTTCAGACCATTCTACGAATCCGAGCGGTGGAAGCAGTGGAAGCAATTCTGGTGAGAAACCGAAGGACGTGGAGAACGCAGAGCGCATTTCGTTCGGCGCTACGGCATCAGATGAAGCAACAAAGAACTACTATGTTTTATAAGAAAGGAATTGCATATGGGAAAACCTATTGAAAGAGATTTTACGCAGGAAAAAACAATTCTGAAATTTTTCCCTTATGAGGGAGCTGCCTGCCTCGTTCCGACATCTTTGGCAACAAAAGCTGATGAAAACGGACGAAAAGTGGTGAAGGCAGGAACTCCATTCCCGTCTAATGATGGGGACTGCAAAGGCTATCTGTTACACGATGTCGACGTGACGATGGGCGATGCACCGGGAACGTATGTATATCAGGGTTCCATTGACAGTGCAAAGGTCACTGCAAATGGAATCACGGTACAGGATGCGGCGAAGAAAGCAACACCTAGAGTCACTTTTTTTGACTAATACAGGAAGGAAGAAGAAATATGCCATTATCATTAAGAGAAGCCTTTACAGCAAGAAGTATTGGCGTACTGTGGAATAATTACGAAAAGACTTTAGGATCTGCGCCGTATCTCGGCAGACAGAAGTTTGGAACTCGTAAGCAGGACAGTATTGATCTGAGATTCATTAAAGGTAAGAGTGGTATTCCGGTATCTCTGAAAGCCTCTCATTTTGACGCACAGGCAGAACTCAGAGATGTTGGTGGATTCTCTGATATTCTGAATGAGATGCCGTTTTACCGTGAGTCATACATGGTAACTGAGAAAGAGGAACAGGAATACGCAAACTATCAGAACTCGTTGAATGTTGATCTTACGAATCAGGTTCTGAGAGAGATCAGTAAGAAACCGATGAATCTTATTGAGGGAGCAAGAGTTGTTCCAGAGAGGCAGATCTGGGAGTTACTTGCGCCGGTCGATGGAATTCCGAGGGTTCAGGTTGCGATCGGAACAGAGCAGTATTATGTGGACTATACGAGTGACAACGGTGTAGAGCATAAGAAACAGCATTTTGTGGATATTTCCGAAAGTGAAACCGACAAATGGTCTGCATCTGCAACGGCAACTCCGCTTGATGATTTAATTGCGGAAAAAACCAAGTTTTCTGAAGACACCGGATACTCATTGACTCGTTTTACTATGAATACCAAGACATGGCAGATGCTTTTAAAAGCAGAAGACACAAAGAAACAGGTTCTTGGAATCACGGCATATACAGGAGGAATTCGCTTACAGCAGTCCCAAGTTGCTGAATACCTGCGCGGTTATGGAATCGAAATTGAGATTTATGACAAAATGTATTTTGATCCGATTGCCAAAAAAACTAAGTACTTTGTTCCGACTGGTATTGTATCTGCACAGTCTGCCGGAGTATTCCTTGGAGATTATGTTTTTGGAAGAACACCGGAGGAAAGGAGTGCAAGCCTGACAGATGGAAACTTCAGTCTGGTAGAGACGGGAATCTCTGTTTACACCTATTCCACGAATCATCCGATCAATACGCACTGCGTAGTATCCATGATTGGACTCCCGACCTTCGAGGGAATGGACAGTGTCGTTGTAATGAAGGTTGATACTGCGGAGGGTTAAAGCATGATTGCTCAGTATACGGTGAAGCGAAATGGGAAATGGTATCATGTCGGTGATGAGATCATAGAGATTGAATCTGAAGAAATTAAAGAGGTGGAAGATTTTGATGAAGCTGAAATGGCTGAAGAAGTAACCACCTCTTTTTCGTACAAGAAAACAGATATTAACCGTATGAGCACTGCCGATCTTCGGAAACTTGCAGTTGAAAACGGAGTGCCAAGTGCCGAACAGATGACCGGAACCGAACTGAAAACTTACCTTATTAATATGTTTGATCTGTAAAGGAGTATCAAATGGCAGAATATACGACATTAGAGCAGGTAAAAATTCGCTTAAAGCAATTTCATGTTGAGTCGGTTCAAGGCGACGATGGCGCAACAACAGATGTCGTTGTTTTTGACCAGAAAGATGATAACCCTTTGCTTGAACAGTTAATCAAACAGGCAAAAGATGAAGTTATAAGCAGACGGCATTATCCCAAAGAATACACTCAAAATCAAATCTCCGATGATCTGAAGCAGTACACAAACGTAATCATCAACGTCGCTGTGTATGATCGATCACAAGCAGGCGAATCATACATGGCAAGTTACAGTGAGAATGGTGTGAGCCGAACATGGATTGATCGGAATAAGATTCTTGCGGATGTTATTCCGTTTGTCAAATTGTTATAAAAGACGATAGTGCGCATTGTAAGATGCAGGGGTACACATTTTGATGGTGGTGGGTGGTGTACATAAATAAAGCCAGAGGTTACGAATGAAGGAACTTATATTACAAACATATACGATTGCGCTTCCGATTTTGCTTGGATATATAGTTTGGATTCTTCAGCAACAGAAAAAGGATCGAGATGCAAATAGTCGTGGAACTATGCTTCTTTTGCGCGTGAAACTCATCGAGTACCATCAGGAATGGACAAAGAGAGGCTATATAACCAAACACGGTTTGCAAAATTACATTGAGATGTACAACGCATATCATGACCTTGGCGGAAATGGTATGGTGACGCATTTAAAAGATGAGATAGAGCAAATGCATATCAAGGAGGATTAGCTGTGGACATTACACAAATTGGCACTTCATTAGCGATTGTTGTGATCTGCTATCTTGTTGGACTTGGCGCAAAAGCATCTTCAAAAATTAGTGATTCTCTGATTCCAGTGATCGTTGGTGTGGCAGGCGGAGCACTCGGAGCAGTCGGAATGTATGTTATGCCGGAATTTCCGGCGAACGACATCATGACGGCGATCGCGGTTGGAATTGTGAGTGGTCTGGCAAGCACCGGAGTGAATCAGCTGTGGAAGCAGGCGATCAAAAATGCTTGATATTAACAAGCAGAAAATGAAGTATGCGAAGCAAGGAAAAAAGATTACTGTATTTGAAAAAGATGAATCTGGAAATGTAAAGTCTTATACAGATATGGACGGGAATACGATCCCGATCATTGCAGAAGAAAAGACTGGCTTTTTCGAGCCAAAAGTTTTCTTTGCAAATATCAGTAATAAGTTAAGCGAAGTGCTTGCAAAAGAATTTGGCATTGATGACAGCACAAATTATTGTCAGATTGTGACAGACAAAGGTTATTTGCCTCTCAAAGAAGGGGATATTATTTGGAAAAGATCAGAAGTTGGCTATGACAGCGACAGAAATGTAGATCCTGCGACAGCGGACTACATCGTAAAAGGTGTTGCTGATGAGGGGCTGACAGCTGATCTTTTTCTTTTGCAGAAAAATGTGAAGTAGGTGTTTTATGGCAAGAAAAATAACGATGAGCCTTTCTACCGACTCCATTCAAAAAGCGATTGATGAACTGAATAAGTATAGTGATGAACTGACATATAAAGCGCGACTACTGGCAGAAAAACTGGCAGAGCAAGGTGTGGAAATTGCAAGAGTGCAAATTTCTGACCTCAATGCCGTTTTCAGAGGAGAACTCCTCGCAAGCATTAATGCTTCATATGTGGGAAGTATGCCGTCTGGTGGAATCTGGGCGGTTGTTGCAGGTTCAGATCATGCAATTTTTGTTGAATTTGGAACTGGAATTGTTGGAAAAGGTAGTCCTTATCCCGGAAAACTTCCTGACGGAGTTTCTTGGGAATATGCGAGTGGAAAGACGATTCATCAGCTTTCTGACGGTAGATATGGGTGGTTTTATCCGGTAGGAGATAAGAAAGATAAGAAATGGTATTTCACGGAAGGTATGCCATCAAGACCATTTATGTTGATGACTGCAAATGAATTAAAGAGAAAAGTTAAAGCTGTTGCGAAAGAGGTGTTTGGATAATGGCAAATGCGAATCAATGGGCTTTTGATCTTGAATCCCATCTATTTTCAAAGATATACAGCAAGATTTCTCCGAAATTTCCAAATGCAAATATCACGAAAGATGAACAGTCCACGTCATCTCCTGTTTTTCCGACCATTTTAATTCAATCCGTTGATCCGGTTGAAGAGAATTCTGACTTAGAAAGCACTCAAATTAACACCATTCTATTTTGCGCACAAGTAACGGTAACAACCAACAAAGGGCGAAGCGAAGCATTAAGCATCGCCCATGCACTCACTCAAGAATATAAAAATATGTCTTTCAAGATAATCGCGATGCCTATTTGCCGAAAGCAAGATCAAATCTGGTCCGTGACCTTTCGGGCAAGAAGAGCATTTGATTGGAATGATCGACTTTGACGATATGGAGGGTAAAGACCTATGGCAACAGGATTAAAAAGTAGAATTGCGTATAAAGAGCAGTCTTCTAACCCGGTTTCTGGATCTTATTGGGCTGGAACATACAAACTGCTCATTAGAGCAAAGAGTATTCCGTCTCCGTTCGGTTCTCAGAACATGGTAGATACTTCCACGCTGGAGGATCTGGTAGAGACACAGGAAATGGGAAGAAGATCCGCCGGTTCAATGGAAGTTGAGGGCGCTTTTGAGAAAAAGTACAAAGATGAGATGGTTTCTAATGAGGGAAAAAAACTCGATTTCATCATTTTGTACGGCACAGACGGAAAAGGCTCGGAGGGAATTTGCGGATTTATTGGTCAGGAGTCCTTTGCGCCGGGTGAGGCTACGGACGATCATCTGACTGGAACTGCAACGGTTTCTGTTCAGACCGTTCCGAAATGGATTGAGGATGAGTATGACGTGGCTGTCACAGAAGACGAGAACGGCTACCCGACGGAGATTGTGCTGACAAAAAAATCGTGAGCCAGTCAGTCAAAAAGCGAAAGACCGTAATGACTGGTTATGACGAAACGGTCTCGCCAGAAATTGAAAATTATTATTAATACCACTAAAGGGGTCGGATTCGACCCCTTATTTTTGTACAAGAAAGGGAATTATTATGACGACACTTCAGATTGGAAGTAAAAGTTTTTCTATTAAGTTTGGGTATGCTGCGACTGTGAGAAGTGGTCTTATGAAAAGACTGGCATCTCTTGGAAATACCGACAATGATTTGGATGCGATGAACAACATTCTTGAGGTTCTTCCAGAGCTTCTTCTTGTTGGTCTTCAGAAATTCCATTCTGCTGATTATGGCTTTGATCCGAAGAACAGCGTCTCAAAAGAGAAAGCCTTACGCAAGGTTGATGACCTTCTGGATGAGTATTTTGACTCTGACGACTCCGATCTTCAGGTCCTTTTTGATGCGCTTCAAACGGAGCTTATTGATAACGGTTTTTTATCAAAATTGATCGGGAAGAAGAAAGCAACGGAGATCGAAGCTCTTCCCGAGATGAAAGCGGATCAGGCGACTACGAACTAACATGGGAACGCTATTGCAAAGAAGTACTGCCGTATTGGCTCATGGTAACAAAGGGATATGGTATTTTCACAGAATACATTAATGATTCGTGTCCTGCGGATTTACAGCCTTATGCGGATGCTTATATTCTTGCTCGAAAAGAAAGAGATATAGAAGCGTGGATGCAATGGGGAAGCTATGGATTATCTGCGCTAACTGTTGCGATCGAGCATAACCTTGCGGGTTCCAAAGCCAAAACCAAATACATTGAACATCCAGCTTTATACGATAAGGCTGAAAGTTCAGGATACAGCGAATCGAAAGAAGAGTGTGCTGTATATGAAATGAAACAGCGGATTAATCTTCTGAGACAGCAGGGTCTTCCTGAAAGCCCTGATTAAGGAGAACGTAAAGATGAAGACAGTATCTGATGTAAATGCTTGGTGGGATCGACTTGAAAGAGAAAAAGCCCTGTATGTCTGGGGAATGAACGGAGAAGAGATCTCTGACAAAAGCATCAAAACAGCATATGCATCTTATAAATCAAAGACATATGACTGGGAATATTACTCCAATAAACTCTCAGCAGGAAAAGGAAAAATCGGCGCGGACTGCTCCGGAGCTTTTTGCCCGGTATCTGGTGGGGACAATACAGCTTCGGGATATTATTCCGGATGCACACAGCGAGGAAAGATCGCAACACTGCCCACAGGAAAAGCGTGTCTGGTGTTTAAACGCAATTCTTCAGGCAATATCTATCATATCGGTTGGTATCGCCCTGAAGATGCTACTGTATCTGAAATGGCATCGAGTCAGATCAATTTCCGAAGAAAGAAACTCGCAGGTGCCGGATGGACTGACTGGGGAATTCCTCGTTGGGTAAATTACGCAGAGCCTGTTCCGGCTGTCAAAGCTGGATGGGTACAGGAAGATGGCGAGTGGAAATTCTATTATCCAGACGGCTCAGGAAAATGTGTAGTAAACGCTTGGTACAAAGATGGCGAAAAGTGGTATTGGTTTGATGGTGCTGGTCATATGATCCGGAATACTTGGTATCGCTACAACGGTAGCTGGTATTATCTGGGTTCAGATGGTGCAATGCTCAAAGGACAACTGCTGGAGGCTTCTGGAAAATGGTATTATCTGGATCAAGACGGCGCAATGGCATCAAAGCCGATTACGCTTACTCCAGATCAGGATGGCGCACTGAAGATGCCGGACATGGCGCAATAATTACACAAAATAAGAACGATTCAATTTTAGGCGGCAGGCGATAAAAACCTGTCGCCTTTTTTTATTTCTCGAAAGGTGGTGCAGTATGGCGGATATTGATTCTCTGCAAATTGAAATAAAAGCAAATGCAATTAGCGCCAGCGAATCTATCAATAAATTAGCATCGAGCTTAGGAAAGTTAAAAGCAAGTGTTTCCTCGCTTGATACAAGCAAATTGTCGAGCCTCGCAACAGGGCTTCGCGAGATCTCAAACGCATCATCCAATCTTCATTCCAGAAATCTCTCTACGCTGGCAACAGCAATGGGAAAAATCTCTGCGATTGATACCGGAAGAATTTCGAGTGTTGCTCAATCGTTGCAGACCTTGTCAAGCGGATTTGCTAATACTTCATCGATTGATGTATCGGGAGTTCTTCGCATTTCTGATTCGATGTCAAAACTTGGCGGAAAGAAAGCCACGCAAGGAATATCAAACCTGTTAGCAATGCAACGTCAGCTTGCTCAGTTTATTCAAGGAATGAATTCTATTGGTGGATTGACGTTTGATTTTTCTGGTTTGACAAATACTATCTCGGCGATCAGCCGACTTGGCGGAAAGATGGGAACGAAAGCTCTTACGAACTTTCCTGCAATTTCATCCCAACTTCAAGCCTTTGTTACTCAAATGAATTCTCTCGCACCTTTTTCATTTGATACTACAAACTTTACAAATTTAGTTACTGCGATCAGCAGGCTTGGTAGCGTTGCCAGTGGACGTGCTGTAAACAATATACGACCATTGGCGGATAATTTACGCTATTTGTTTGAAACACTCTCAAAAGCTCCAAATGTTAGTCAGAATATCTTGAGCATGACGACGGCACTGGCAAATTTGGCAAGCTCCGGCGCAGCTAGTGGAAGAGCAGCATCTTCCCTTGGAAGAAATCTTTTCTCGTTTTCTTCATCCGCAAAGTCGGCTAAAAAGAGCACGTTTTCTTTGGCGGCAGCCTTTGGTAAATTCTATGCCTCATACTGGCTGATTATCCGGGGCATGAGCAAGCTGAAACAGGCGATCAATATTTCTTCAGATCTAACAGAGGTAGAGAACGTTGTACGTCAGTCATTTGGAAATTATGAGAAGCTGATTCAAGATTTCTCAAAAACATCCATTCAGAACTACGGAATGTCCGAGCTGACCGCAAAGACTATTGCCAGTAGATTTCAGGCGATGGGTACTGCCGTTGGCTTTGCTCAGGGCAAAATGGCGGATATGTCTCTAAATCTGACAAAGTTAGCTGGAGATATGGCTTCATTTTACAACGATGACACGAAAGATGTTTCCCGTCGTCTGGAAGCAATCTTCACCGGTCAGACACAACCGTTAAGACGTTATGGTTTAGATTTGACTCAAGCTACGCTGAAGGAATGGGCAATGAATAACGGCATTGAAGCGAACATCAAATCCATGTCGCAGGCGCAGAAGGTTATGTTACGTTACCAATATGTACTCGCAAATACGCAGATGGTTACTGACGATTTCCAGCGTACCGCGGACACTTGGGCGAATAGCGTGCGTGTGCTGAAACAATCGTTTGAGCAACTTGCCGGTATCATTGGTGGTGCTCTTATTAATGCCTTTAAGCCATTCGTACAAGGACTGAACAAGATCCTTCAGAAAGTAATTTCTTTCGTGACTATGGTAACGAGTGCTCTGGGCGCAATCTTTGGCTGGAAATACGAGATTTCTGCTGGTGGATTGGCAGATGATTGGTCCGATGCTGCGGACTCTGCCGGCGATATGGCAAATAATACCGGCGATGCTGCGAAAAATGCCAAGAAGTTAAAAAACTATCTTCTCGGAATTGATGAGCTGAATGTTTTGGATTCAAGCTCTGACAGCGGATCTGGTGGCAGTGGAGGAAGTGGTGGCGGAGCATCCAGCGGTTCTACTGATGGAAAGTTCGTTCAGATGGATACCATTTTCAAGGACTATGAAAGTGAAATATCAAGTCTCGGTGAACTCGGAAATGCTATTCGTGATGCTCTTATAAAATCAATGCAAAGTATTGATTGGAAAAGTATTTATGAAAAAGCTAGAGGATTCGGATCTGGGCTTGCAGAATTCTTGAATGGTCTTTTTGAAGGGACCAACGGAACTACCCTTTTTGGCGAGCTTGGCAGAACTATTGCAAGCGCTTTAAATGCCGTTGTTTATGCCGCTCTCGCATTTGGAGTAACATTTGATTGGACTCAATTTGGCGTGAATATTGCAGATGGAGTCAACAATTTTTTTAACACATTTGATTTTGCGGCACTTGCAGAAGCTATAAATGTCTGGGTACAAGGTCTTTGGGATACACTGTCAACTGCTATTGCGAAAATAGATTGGATGACAGCATATGATAAGATAATTGAATTTTTAGAAAATTTAGATATAAAAACCATAGCTATTATTATTGGTGCACTTACAATAAAGAAAATTGCATCTCTTAATATTGCAAGTTCCATTCTTAAATGGATAGGATTAAGTATTTCAAAAAAAATTGCATCTGCAATTGCAACAACTCTAGGACTTGAATTGGCTGGTGGCACTGGATTAGGCACTGCGTTAAGCGCAGCCGGAGGAGCAATCGCCAACACTTTCTTGGCGGGATTTAAAGCGGTTCTTGGCAGTCAAGCCGCCGAGGCGGCTTTAGCTTTTGCTAATCCAGTTGTTGCAACGATCACCGGAATTGGTAGTGCTATTACAGGCATTATTCTTGCAATACCAAACTTTGTTTCAATGTGGCAAAATGGTTTTTCTTTAATTAAAGAAGCGATTATGCTTGTTGGCCTTGCCCTTACTGCCGTTGGAGCAGTTGTTTTGGGAGCACCCGCGCTTGTTGCTGGAGTTGTTGCCGGAATTGTGGCAACGGTGGCAACGATTGCAATCGTTGCTCATGATAACTGGGACGAAATTAAAAAGGTATTTTCATCTGCCGGAGAATGGTTCAACAGCAATGTCATCACACCTATTGTTCAATATTTTCAAGAACTTTGGCAAAAAGTTTCTGACTTTTTTTCGCAATTATGGAATGATATTGAAAACATTTGGAGTAAAGCATCTGGATGGTTTAATGATACTGTTATCAATCCGATTATCGCTTTCTTTTCAGGATTTCAAACTCGTGTATCCCAGATTTTTACTGGATTGTGGATCATTGTTCAAGCGGTTTGGATAATTGCTTCTACTTGGTTTGATCAAAATGTAATCCAGCCAATCATTAAACTGTTCAAATCATTACAGGACAAAGTGTCTCAAACAATGAAAAATCTTTGGGAAACGATCAAGAACGTTTGGAGTGTGGTTTCAAGCTGGTTTGATACTACGGTTGCATCTCCTGTAAAAGAAATTTTCAGTAAACTCAAAGAAAAAGTTAGCGAAATTTTTGCTACTTTATGGGAAACAATTAAAGGAGTATGGTCTTCAGTTTCAAATTGGTTTGAAACCACTGTAATTACTCCGCTAAAGACAGCCTGGGAGACAGCCTGCAAGGCAATCGAGGGATTCTTTACCAATCTGTGGGCGTCAATTAAAACTGGAGTTGTCAATGCTATGAACTCCGTTATCCAAGCGATAGAAAACGCGCTTAACTTTATGATTGATGGAATTAATAGTGTTATCGAAAGCTTTAATGATATCGTAGATGCAGCTGCCGATGTTGTTGGTGCTGACTGGGATGGAGTTGATCTTGTATCTCGTGTAACCCTAACGAGAGTTCCGACGTTTGAGACAGGTGGATTCCCGGAAGATGGATTGTTTTTTGCAAATCACTCTGAGATGGTCGGACAGTTCTCTAATGGCAGATCAGCTGTCGTGAATAACGAGCAGATCGTAGCCGGAATTTCTGCCGGAGTTAAGTCTGCGGTCAGCGAGGTACTGGCTCCTTACCTTTCTCAGATTGCTCAGAACACTCGAGAATTTGCTGACAAGGACACTTCGATCAATATTGATGGGCGCGAAATGGTCAATGCAATCAATGCTCGTGTCGCTCGAAATGGATATAGTTTCACTTAACTTTAATTAAGAAAAAGACCATAGGTCTCATTTTTCACCTGTGGTCTTTTCTTCTTTTTGGTATTACTAATGTATTACTTTTGTATATACAAAATATATACTTTTAAACATTTTCTCTTTCTTTCAACATCTCGTTTTTGTATTTATAGAATGTCTTTTTCGCAATCTTGCCAAGTTTCATTGTATCCAAATCATTCAGTGATCCGCCAAAATCTTTATTGTATTTTTGAATAGTGGCTTTTACTTCCAGAGAGCGTTTCGTTACATAGGTGCTTCCGGTTCTTCCTCCGATCTGTTTCCCGTTCAACCGCGCCGTCTCCATACCTTCCTTGGTACGCTGATGCAGGTAATCGATCTCTTTCTGTGACCGCTCAAATGCAGTGTAAATATCATTTTCCACTTTACGCATCATGAAGCGATTGACTGCGTTCATAATGGAATTTATCAGCTCATCGGTTCCGGCATCTCCTGATTGAACGTCTGTATTGATAGCTCCGCGTAATGCATCTCTATACGAATCAGTGTTAATATGCACCTCCTTGAGGAAAACGAGGTTTACTCCCTTCTCAAACAGCTCCTTGTACAGAGAGAAACCCTCTTCTGCATTTCGGCTCATTCTGGATACCTCATCAAAAACGATTGTATCGCCCTTTTCCACTCTCTTATACAACTTGTTCCATTCCGGGCGCTCGATCTTCGTTCCGGTATAATATTCCCGGATCAGAATTGCATCCGGATACTCTTTCTTGATATTTCGCTCCTGGCGCTCAATATTTTGCGTTGTTGTTGATACTCTACAATATCCCCATACTCTGTTTGCCATTTTAATGTCCTCCCTTTTGTAATTATAACCTTAATTGTAGCCTATCTGTATATCGGTATAATACAATATATATTTTAAAATGTCAATGCTTTTCATTCTTAATTGTAGCCCATTTTTTCGATTTGTTACATAAAGAAAGGATAAAATTCTTTTTATTTATTACTTGCCATGATATAATTTAAACATATGCTCAAAGGAGGCAGTGCTTATGGCTTTAATAAAATGCCCAGAATGCGGAAAAGAAGTAAGCGACAAAGCTACAATCTGTATTGAATGTGGGTTCCCGATCCACGACTATATCTTAAAGGTCAATGAAGAACGAAAATTACAAGAGAAAAAAGCAAATGAAAACTTAAAGCTGGAATCCAAAAAAGCCGACGATGAAAAACGTTGGGAAGAACTTCCCGATAAAAGAAATGTTTTGATTCAGAAAAAAGCTATTATGATTGAAGTTTATGGAATGACATTAAAAATTCGGATTCCTGGCCGACCTACTATTTCCGATAATATATGGAATTTTACTTTGGAATACTTTGGAATCTCAATGGGATTTAATATAGGCTTTATGATAAGCAATGCTTCTAAACAATATTCATCTGGGGTTGTAGATGTTATTGATAAGGACGAAGTAAAAAATCAGCTAGAATTATTTAAAGAAATAATGGAAAACAACGGTTTATACGCTGCAAGGAGCAGATTCGATGTTTTATATCGCAAAACAGAATCAGATCGAAGTATGCAAAACGCTACGAAGCAAATATATAGCTCTTTATTTGAGGAGAAAGAAACTAAAACAGAGAATTTTCATGGTATTTATAAGTATGTTTCAGGAAAAAAAGTCGAGGTATTTTGCCCCAGATGCAATAGCCAAAATTGTTCTTATTACACAACAGAAAAAGTTGTACCAGAAAAAACAAAAACACGATATACAGCCAACTTAAATCCATTCAGACCGTTTACTTTAGTCAATAAAAAAGAAACGGTTATTCGGAAAAGCCAAACTGTCAGTGAGCAAAAAATCATATGCAATGATTGCGGAAATATCTTCCGGTAAATGTCCGGAATTCCTTGATGTCAGAAGGAAAAACTGATATAATAAAGATACAATCAAATCCGAATCTCACAGTTCCGCCCGGATGCCGAGGAGGGATGATCGGGACGAAAGAGATAGGACGAATCAGAGCAAGGACGGCGATATTTTGAGAATCACGCTCACCAAACATAGTAGAAATGCTGTGTCTGGTGGGCGTTTTTTATTTGTCTTTATGCGGTCGATGGTATAGGAGGTTCGATTCCTCCAGACTGCTTTCAACTGGCTAGTGATTGCAACACGAAGAGCGGAATTCCTACACCGCCTGCCAGTTGTTTTTTATAAGTGTAGGAGTCTATCAAAATCGCAGAGTACCACGCCTGACCAACCGGATCAGACGTGGGTGAATTAAAAGTAATCCCATTGGGATAGGGCTTTGTGAATAGCCATAAGCCACTTATCGTAGTCTTTTGGAAACCTTGCCTGATGGCGTAGGAAACGGAGACTTCAGACGTGGTAATTCATTTGTAGGAGGTAGAGAAATGGAATTGAAAAAAATTAAAAAAGTGGTAATCAGAGAAGATTTGGTTGCCATTACTGGAGATTACAAAAAAGCAGTCATTTTAGGTCAGTTTATTTATTGGGCAGACAGAGTTGCTGATGCTGATAAATTTATTCAGAAAGAAAATGAAATTGCTGCTAAAAACGGTGAAGAAGGTCGGGAGTTGCTCTATGGATGGATTTATAAGACGGCTGATGAACTGACAGAGGAAGTTATGCTTGGACTGTCTGTCAGTCAGATTAGAAGATATGTCTCTGAAATTGTGGAAATGGGGTTTGTTGATCGAAGAAAAAATCCAAATTACAAATGGGACAGAACATGGCAGTACAGAGTAAATCTTGTCAATATTGCAAAGGCACTTAGAGAAAAAGACTATCCATTGAGTGATTATAGAATTTCTTTACCAGAAGATGATTCATTGAATGCGCATAAATGCGTGTTCGATAACAAGCGAGCGGAAGATCGAACCAATTCAAATGACCGTGCAATACCATACATTACTTCAGATATTACAAACAAAAACTATGATACAGAGAAAGAAGTATGCTCTTTTTCGGGGAAAAAGAGTGCGTATCCTACGCAGTTAGACAGCTTTTTGGAAAAGGCATTTGTTGATGAACAGTTGGAGCCAGAGGAGACAAGTGCCAGAATAAACGATCTGAAGGAAATTATTACATACTTCATGGCGAAGTACATGGATAAGTTCCGAAATATGCACAGAAATCTCACAGAGCCTGCCGTAAAGAAGATTGTAGAAAATTATATTTCGCCAGATGACAATGAATACGGAATAATGCAAGATGTGTATACACTCGATGATTATAAGCCGATCATCGATCTGTATTTTATGACCTGTTACCGGAATGGTACAGAGAAGAGCTTGTCTCACTTTATGTCCGGCATGATCCGGGCGAATTTGAGGTACAAGCTGATAGAGTAAGGAGTGGTGTGAATGAAAAGGGCGACACGAGATGGTGCATCAGGGCTATCAGCCTTTCTGAATGTGAACGGATATGATTTTCCGTGTCCGCGAGCCGGATTTGAGTATATTATCTCGACAACTGTGAATTCTGGACGAAATGCCAACAATGCTGTGATCGGACAGCGAGTGGGGCGAGATCTGTTTAAGCTAAACAGCATGGAATGGGCGATGCTTGATCCGGAAACGTGGAGAAAGATGCTAAAGGCAGTCGAGCCATTCTACGTCCCGGTAACATTTGAGGATTACAGAACCGGAAATCCGATCACAATCACAATGTATCCGGGAGACCGAACGGCATCTCCTCTGTTCGCAGATGCAAATTCTCATCTGGTAACAAAGTATGAGAACTGTAAATTTAATTTGATTGACGCAGGATTGGAGTGACAAGGTATGCAGAATGTAAGCGCGGAGTATAAAAAGGCGATGCGGTTGCCGATTAGAAACCGCGGATACATAACTGCCAGAATCGGCATTGTGAGTTCTAAGGCTCAGGATAACGTTCTGGCTGAAGAATCTAACAATGATTTTGCATATTTTACGAATAATACGGCATTGTTTAAAGGCGAAGAGGCTTCCAAGCTCTACGCAACCGGAGAAGGGAACTTCTCTAAGGTCGATGGAAGCATGTATTTCCTACCACCTGAAAATGCTGGCATGGACTACTACAACAACGGACTTGTGACAAACAGCCTTTTGGGGGCAATATATATTTCTTTTGACGGAAATATTGCAGATATTAAAGGAGTTACCATTGATTTTGGGGAATGCTATCCCACGGAATTCACCATTACGTCAGATAACGGCGTAAAAACATACAGTAACTCACAGAGCGTATTTGTGACGGAAGATACCTTTGATGCTGTCACATTTTTGCAGATCACACCTATCAAAATGCTAAATGGAATGGGAAGACTGAGAATTCTGCAAATGACTTGTGGAATTTCAAACACTTTTTCCAATAAACAAGTTCTTGGGTTCACATACAAAGAGTTTGTATCATCAATCAGTGAATCTTTACCAAGTCAAGATATGACACTGACCGTTGACAATCAGAATTTGTACTACAATCCAGACAATCCTCAGTCGGCGGTTGCTTATCTGGAACAAGGGCAACAAATGAAAGTATATTTCGGGTATGATCTGAATGGAACCGGAAATGTTGAATGGGTGCCTGAAATGACAGCTTATTTAAAGAGCTGGAACGCAACCGATACACAGGCGAAGTTCACAATGGTAGATGTATTTGACTGGAAGCTGACAGAAACCTATTACAAAGGCTTATATCGACCACAAGGAATTGATCTGTATGATCTGGCGCTTGATGTTCTCTTAGATGCCGGAATTAAAGACGAGGAGTATGAGATTGACCCGTATTTGAAAGATGTTGTGGTATTCAATCCTTTACCGCCGGTTACTCATGCGGAAGCTCTTCAGATCATTGCTAATGCAGGCAGATGCACTCTGAGCAGTGATCGGCAAGGGCACATAAATATTAGTGCTTCTTTCGTTCCGGATGCCAGAGCAACGGATAATGGGGCAGAATATGATACAGTGCAAAACATTCTGTCCGAGCTTGTTACGGATGCCTACGCAATGTGCAGTAATGATTTCTCGGCAGTTGATGGAAGCATGCTGTTTCGTCCTGAAGATGATGAAGAGCTGTCTGAATATCTTGGATTCGTAAGTAAGGAAGTTGCTGATAAAAACGGAGATTTTGATTCTCCGCCAGTAATAACGATCACCCTTGAGGCGGGATATACTTGTTACGGGCTACCGATCACATTCCGGAGCACTGCACCTCAAGCGTTTTCCATTGCTACCTACTATCAAGATAAGCCTGTTCAGAAAATTGATGTTGAATATCCCTCTTTGGATTATATGTATGACGGACAACTATACAAATTCGATAAGATGCTGATTGTATTCACCAAGGGGTATCCTCTCGCAAGAATCACTGTGGACCGGATCAAACTGGGTGATTCAACGGACTATATCATATCTCGTTCATACAATTTAACGGCATCTCCGGTCGCTGAACGACAGGATAAGGTAAAAGCGATCTCTGTACAGCGCAAAACATACCGAAACAGCGATGAAACCAAAGAGCTGCTATCGGAAGAATTAACCCTTGATGTAGGGCAGACAGAGCACACCGCCTATCTGAACAATGCCTCTTATGGATTCCAAGTGTCTGTGACGGAAGGGGATGCCACCGTGGAGATTCTGGAAAGCAGTAGCTATTTCGTAAAGATGAGGTTTTCCGTAGTTTCCGGGAATGCAACAAAAATCAAGTATTCACTAACTGGAAGTGAGTATATTGTTGATGAACAATATTTGCGCACTGTACACAATGATACCGGCGTCGAGAAAAAATGGAGTAATCCTCTCATCAGCACGCTGGAGCTAGCGCAAGCTCTGGAAGAGTGGTTGGCGTCTTACTATTTAGGTGATGTTGAGTATCAGCTAAATTGGAATGGAGACCCACGAACGGATGCGAATGATTTATTCTTTCTTGAGTTAAAGGATAGAGAGAAAACTATGATTCGGGCATATCAAAACGAATTGAGCTTTAATGGAGCTTGGAGTGGCACTATGAAAGCCAGAAAGGTGGTGGTTTAGATGAGTGAAAGAATTCCATATTGGAGCGTCCCAAAAACCGATTGGACAAAGGACGACAAATTCAATATATCTGACTACAACCGGATCAAAAACAATCTGGAATATGTAAGAGCTATTGCCATTACCCTGTATCTGTCGTTTGATTTGGAAGATATGGGAGAAGACAAGGAACTCTTCACGGACTATTTCTATGCAAGTGAATTTAACACGATTGAACAAAACCTGGAACTCTTGAATCAAAAAGTGTTTACCCAAGATATTGGAAAAACAACAACTTTTTATGATAATGGGGTTTTCATTCAATATGATGAATTGAACCGGATTGAATCAGCCATTTTAAAGATTTGGGATATGCTTCTTCGTCAAAGTACTAGCCGGGAAAGACTCTCGTTCAGGCTTGGCAACATGAAAGGAATTAAAATATGAGCTTAAAAACGACTTATAAGGATGATATTATCGCCAGTGGATCATCTCGAAGGTATTCACAGACCTCGAATTCAGACGGAACTATTTCGCTTGTGGATAAGACTTCATATCAGCAGAAAGGCGATGATTTCGGGGCAAAGGATATAAATGAGATAACAACCGCAATCAACCGTGTTAATCACATCACAGAAGTAACTCTTCCCAAAGATGATTGGTCTGGATCATCAGCTCCATACACGCAGACTGTCGCTATATCTGGAATTTTGGCTGAAGACAATCCGTGGCTTGTGAGTGTACTTTCGAGCAGTGCCTCTCTTGCAACACAGCAGGCATATCGCCGAGCCTTCGCAATCATTTCCGCAGGATCAGCGACAACTTCAGATGGCAGTGTCACTTTCAAAGTATATAAAAAGCCGGAAACTTCGATCACAGTAGGCTTGAAGGGAGTATAACATGGGAAAAGTAGTAATGGCTGGTGGAGGCGGTGGAGTAGCGTCTCCTGATTGTACGGCGACAGCAAACCTTGTTGTTGCAGGCAAAACCTATCTTGGAAATGATACTAACGATGATGTGGGAACAGGCACTTTGCCCGATCAAACAGCTAAAGATTCTTTGGGCGGCATCAACTCATCATATCCAAATGTTGCAATTCACAAAGGCACGCAGCCGCAGTTTACGCAACCAACTGGATCTGGCGCTGATCGCATGTTCGCAATTCGCCCGGATCGCGGATATTGGAATGGAGATACATACGTTGCTATCCCATCACAAAGGAAGAACGTTACACCAGCGATAACGCAGCAGGTTATATCTGCGGAGTCTGGTAAAATCCTTGAGAACGTTACTGTTGGCGCGATTCCAAACCAGAAAAATTACGCCTATGGTGGATTTGGTCAAGGCGACGACTATTACTCTGTCAACGCTCTTCCGGAAGGATATTATCGTAAAATGACCGGCGGAAACTGGGAGCCAGAAGCCCGAATCCTAAAAGCTACTCTTCGGTCGGCGCTTGGAATCACAGCCGACAAGATCAAGAAGGGCGCTGTGATCGCTGGAATCACCGGTACATGGGAAGGCTATGTGGCAGGAAGCGGAGATCTCTACAACAAGGGCGCACTGGGGTTGGGCGGTGGGTTTACCGCCGTTCCGTATTATGCAGATGATTATTCCGATGGCGCAGCGTGGTATATGAAAGTAGGTGGAACGCTTTCATACGATACTGCACAAATGCGAGTAGAGGGAAATACGCTGTGGCTTGCCTCAAATCAGGCTGTGAACTTATCTGCATACAGCAAGTTAAATGTAACATTTAGAATAAATAAAGCTGATAGGGTTCGAGTGCAGGTAACATACAACAAGCCGAGTGCCGGTATGTCAAAATCAAATAATGTTGCAACAAACGCATATGGAGGCGGAAACAAAGATACAACGACGACGATCAGCCTTGACGTTTCGAGCATCAATGCTAACTGTTACGTCTCATTTGGCTGGACTTCTGGTACGAGCGATAGCGCACAGATGATTGTCGATCGAGTATGGTTAAGCTAATCTCTTCCAGATGGAAGATGAAAAATAAGAAAGGAAGAAAAAAACTATGAAGAAGAACAGAAGTAAGGCAAAGTACAACGGAGTAAATGTAGCATACGGACCAGCAACTGGTGTTCCGACTCCGGAGCCAAAGAATGAGGTTCTGAGCAAGGGCAAGGAGCACGAATACACCGGCGATTCCACTCCGGGCACGACCAACGGACTGCATCCGGATCACGTTGCCGGCGGTCCGGGACACAAGAATTGCACACATTAATGGCGAGGGAGGGGATTATTAAGTCCCCTCTTTTTTCACATACGCAATGTATCCCACAATCTCATCCAGATCTCTCTCATAACAGCGAAACTTTCCGTCCCTGATGCTGTAATACTCATATTCTCCTTCTGTATTCTTGTAAGCACTTCTCCGGGCAATGAAAATATTGTTTCCGTATATGATAACGCTGTCTTCGATCGGCTTCGGTGCCCTGTCGTTGGCGATCAGAAGCACATCATACGGGCTGTAATTTGGCATATAATAATCCACGCAAAATTCCATTCCCATAAAGATCTGTGGCATCAAATTGGCAGGAATATCCGAAATGTCCACGGTTCGGAAGTTCCCCGATGTATGCAAGGTGCCGTCCGGAGCTTCACGAAGACGCATAACTGAAACGGTCTTCGTTACTTCGTCCGGTCCAGACGTGGCAAGGAAATACTGCCGGGAAATCGCCCAACGAAGAAAGTGTTGGTATCGTTCGGGAAGTGTGCGGAACATGCACAAACAGGCTTTGTCATCTTCGCTCAACGTGTGTGCGCCGATCAGTTCGTCAATGGTAATGCCTAAAGCAGATGCGAGTTGTACTACGGTGGATAATTTGCAGTCTTTAGAATTTTGATAGAGTAGATTTTTCAGAGTATCGAATGGTATTTTTGCGCTTTCAGAGATCTCTTTAAGTGTTATTCCGGGGTGAGAAGTATAAATATATAGGTTTTTTCGCAGATTTTGTATAGGCAAATCTTCATCAGACACCAATGATGCGGATATTTTTAGCAAATCTTCTTTTTTCATAGCCTTTTCCCCTCTCTTTAAAAATGATAAACTGAATCCATCCTTTTTAGGATAATTCAATCTCTGGCGCAGGGAGCGATGATCCGCAGTCTCGTTCCCTGTATGAAAAATAGTCTAAAACGTCACATAAAAACTGTCAATATTATATCGACGTCAAAATTGTGCTAAAATTCGACAGAAGACTGATTTTGACGGGCGGAATCTTGACTTTTGCGAACATACGTTCTATAATTAAGTATCGCTATCTGGGACGGGAACAATCAACCGAATATTTTCTTCACAGTTCGCATAGTATGAATTGGGAGGCGATTAGTAAATGGAGTATAAAGAGAAAATCATGGAAATGTTAGACAAGGCAGATCACGATCAGATATATACCATATTTAGCTTTATTGTGGCGTTTCTTAAATTAAAATAGGAAAATCAGGGGGCTGTCCAACAACAGCTCCCTTTTCTTTTAGTAAATATTTAATGTTGCGGTCTGGATGTTTGGATTACTCCACTTCCAGAGTTCTTTGATCTCGATAGTCAATGGGTTCATTCCCTTGATTCTAAACGCCTGAGCAACCTTCGCCGTTGTTCCCTGAGTAACTTTCTTGGAATAATTCTTCAGAGCTTCATCCTGTTCGTCATAGGAAATGAACGTTCTGTCACACTCTACACCGTTCTGAAATACAGTGATATAGGAATCTGAGAACTGAGAACTCTGAGACTCTGCGTCCTTATTCGTGAAATCATAATACAGAATGACACAGGCATATCCATCATAATCGGTCGCTGTTCTCCATCCGGTGTATGTGATTCTTGAATCGTCTGCCTGAAAATCGAATACAGGCGTAATCAATGCGCCACTGGAATCGACTTTCTTTCCGTCCGGTGTCGTGGTATTGGTCAGAATGTATCCACGCTCATTGAAATAATAATGCTTTCCGTCGATCTCCTGCCATGCGCTTGCCGGATAGCTACCATCATCGTTCAAGTAGTACCATCCTGTATTATCTTGCTTCCATTCACCTGCGAAAGAGGTCATGGAGAAAAGAACGGATGCACATGCAACAGTGAGCAACAATTTGGTCTTTTTCATACAATCGTCTCCTGTCTTTTATTTATACAACACAACTCCATAATATCACAGTTTTTGCCAATAAAAAAGACCGAAGAGCAATTCTCCGGTCTTTTTTTTACTGATTCTTCTTTGCTAAGGATATTGCAAGTTGTGCAATCAATTCCAAATCCTTTTCATCCAGTTGTGAGAGTGCATCAATTAAGCGAAATCTGAAATCGCTTGGCTCTCCACTCAAAGAAGTTCCAAGAAATTCCGCAATCTCAGCTTTTCTCTTATTCTGAATAAACATCTCACCTGTGCCATTTACCAGCCACTCATAATTGACTTTGAACTTTTGGCAAATGTCTTTCAACGTTCTCTGCGATGGCGTTCGGCTTCCCTTTTCAATCATCCAGACATAATTTTTGGATACGCCAAGCGTTTCTGCAAATTCATCCTGCGTCATTTTTGCGGATTTCCTTGTTTCTTGTATTCTAGTATTCATTTTGTCTCCCTCATTATGATTATATACACATAATAGCGCAAAACACTTACTGAGTCAAATATTTATTAAGATTTTTATTTGACATATCTAACTGGGTTTGATATTATTGTCTCATAAATAACTATTTGAGCTAAACTATAAGGGGGCTGAGTGAATTGGATTACAAGAACGAAATCATACAGATGATCGAAAAGATAGAAAATGCAGGCACTCTGGAGTACCTGCACACATTCATAAAACTTTTTCTGGAGAAGTGGGGATAACCCCCACTTCTATTCTTTTTCGGACAACATTGAATCCATCATGTTTAAAATGATTTTCTTATCCCTGTCACTAAGAAGAGAAAATTTATAGTAGAAACTAAAATCCTCTCTAGCAATCGAAGCATTATCTTTTCTTTCAGCCGGAACATCAAATCCCATTAGCCATGCCTCTGTTACATTCAATGCAAGCCCTAAAACAACTAGCTTCTCTTGACTCGGCTCTACTTTGCCTGAAACATATTGGCTTATATCTGATTTATTCATTTTCACATTGAATTTAGCACAATATGGCAAAGATAAATTCAAAATATCAACTTGTTTTAAGTTCCTATCTCTCATTATTTTCTTGAGCCGAATTGATGTGTTTTCCTTCATCTTTTTACCCTCCTTTCTACTATAAGATACCACATTTTGAACAAAAGTTCAATATTTAAAACGCAAAAAGTAAAAATAATTGAACTTTTCTATTGACACACGATAAAAATAATGGTATTGTATAAATAGTTCAAAACATTGAACAAGCGATGAAGAAAGGAGTGAACAGCATGGCATTTGATTACAGCAAGTTGAAAGGGCGAATTGTCGAAAAGTATGGAAAACAGCGTGAATTTGCAAAGGCTCTTGGGTGTTCGGAACACACATTATCATTGAAGATGAATGGAAAAGTGCCTTGGAAACAGCCGGAAATCATTTCTGCTATGAGACTTCTCGAACTGGAGAATGAAAATATTCAGGAATATTTTTTTACTCTCAAAGTTCAAATGTTTTAACTTTTTTTTGACGAAGGAAGGTGTTTGAATGGCAATGTCATTAATTCCCGTAAACTATGACGAGGAACAACCAACGGTATCAGCAAGGGAATTGTACAAAAGTCTTGAAATCAGCAAAAGATTTTCTGCATGGTTTGATGCAAATTCGCAAGGTTTCATTGAAGGTGAAGATTTTACCGGCGTACTTTTAGGTACGGAGGTTCAGAACAATGGTGGAATCCAGATTAGAGAATTACAGGATTACAATTTAACGGTTGATATGGCAAAGCATATTTGCCTTATGAGCCGGACTGAAAAGGGCAAACAGTGCAGACAGTACTTGATTGATCTGGAAAAGGCATGGAACACACCGGAACAGATCTTTGCAAGAGCCTTGAAGATGGCGAATCAGACAATCGACAGTTTAAAAGATCGTTGTCAGTTTCTTGGCGGTCAGGTATTGGAGCAGCAGAAGGTGATCGAGGAACTTCAACCGAAGGCTTCTTACTACGACATGATTCTTCAGTGCAAGGATCTGATCGCGACGACCGTAATCGCAAAGGACTATGGAATGTCGGCGAAGGGGTTCAACACAATGCTTCACGAGCTGGGTGTTCAGTTTTATCAGAGTGGTGTCTGGGTTCTGTATTCTAAGTATCAGGGAAATGGATATTTAAAGACCAAGACACACAACTATGCGGATGCAGATGGAGTACAGCATTCCAGAGAGCATTCTTATTGGACTCAGAAGGGGCGATTGTTCTTGTACGAGTTTTTGAAGCAGAGAAAAGTCTTGCCTCTTATAGAAATGGAGTCGTGAGAACATGGATATGGGAGATTTATATGAATGAATTGAATATTTTCGAGAACGCTGAATTTGGTCAGCTCCGAATGGTGATGATCGATGAGAAACCTTATGTTTGTGCAAGCGATGTGGCTAAAGCATTAGGATATTCTAATACGAGAGATGCGATTTCCAGACATTGTAGGGGTGTCGTGAAACGCGACATGGGGGTACAAACGGGAATAAAAGCAGACGGAACACCTGCTACGCAGATGGTTGGAATGTCCTTTATTCCAGAGGGTGATATTTATAGATTGATCGTAAAATCGAAACTTCCTAGTGCAGAAAGATTTGAGTCTTGGGTATTTGATGAGGTTCTCCCATCAATCCGCAAGAACGGCGGATACATCGTGGGACAGGAAACACTTTCGGACGATGAGCTGATGGCAAGAGCGCTTCTGGTGGCGCAGAACAAGATTGCCGAGAGAGACAAGATCATTGAGGAGAAGCAGGCAAAGATCGAACAGATGAGACCGAAGGAGATCTTCGCTGATGCAGTCTCCACGAGCCATACATCGATTCTGATCGGCGACTTAGCGAAACTGATCTGCCAGAACGGATTCCAGATCGGACAGAAGAGATTGTTCGAGTGGATGAGAAACAATGGCTACCTGATGAAAGGTGGTTCTTCACGGAACATGCCGATGCAGAGATATGTTGAACAGGGGCTGTTCGAGGTGAAAGAAAGCAATGTCCAGAACCCAGATGGAAGCGTGAGAATCACACGCACCACCAAGGTAACCGGAAAGGGTCAGGTTTACTTCGTAAATAAGTTCTTGGCGAATGATTTGGCACTCGCCGAAAGCTAACACAAAGGAGAGAACAAGGGTGGCTATGGGTGCGCCGTGCATGGAATGTGAAAACCGAGGGTGTGGCGATTTTCACGACAAATGCGAAAAATATCGTAAGTTCCGAGAAGAACGGATCACGATCAGCCGGGAACGGCAAAAGTTATCGGGGGAGTGGACTCCAAGAAGACCATACCGGCATCACGAGAACACTCCTACAAAATGTCATAAGAAGTGAGGAAGGAGAATAGATGTATCCAGAAATCAAAGTGATGATCGACGGACACGAGCTTAATCGCTCGGTTGAAGCAGCAATGTTTGGCGAGAATGTAATGACGCTTATGTTCGCTCAAGCTGATGAGAGTTCAAAAGAGAAGAATCAAATGGATGCTTTTGGCGAAGCGATGCAAGCAATCAAGAATACAATAGAAAAGAGCGCTGACGACAGGGTTCTGAATCCTGAAGAGATTTGCGAGATCACAAATCACATTAAGCGCCGGATTGCCCGGTGCCTTGGCAAGAAGCCAAACAAGCCCACGGAAGCGATGTTATTAGCTCGTGTGGTAAAAACAATCGAAGATGAGTATGGGACACTGAACAAAATCCGGCGAGAAGATCTTGCTGATGTGCATGAGCTGATCGATTGCTGGAATCCGGAAGGCTAAAACAAAAACAAAGAGGAGACGAAAAATGAAGTTAAGAGCTTACAAGGGATTTGACAAAGATCTTAAATGTAAAGACTTCCAGTACGAAGTCGGAAAGGAATATTCAGAAGAAAAAGCAGACATCTGCTATTGCGGATTTCATGCTTGTGAGCATCCGCTTGATACATTCCGGTATTACAGTCCAAATGACAGCCGGTATTGTGAAGTGGAGCTGGATGCGAATGACCAGCGCAGAAGTGATGACTCCAAAAGAGTCGGCAAGCACATTGCTGTCAAAGGGGAACTTAATATTGCAGGACTTGTAAAGGCAGCGATTGATTATACCTTTGAGAATACGAAGGAGAGTACTGAAGAGTCTGATGACTGTGGAGCTTCGTCAGCTACCGGAGACTATGGAGCTTCGTCAGCTACCGGAGACAAGGGAGCTTCGTCAGCTACCGGATACAAGGGAGCTTCGTCAGCTACCGGATACAAGGGAGCTTCGTCAGCTACCGGATCCTGTG